TGACCTGTGTGCGTATGAACAACCAACAGGGCGAGGGAGCACCGGCCATACTACAGAAGGCGGCCGACAGGGATTTCTCCATTGATAACAAAAAGACAGATGGCTTCAACACAGCCAAAGGTTTAAAGGAACGTTTCAAGAATTTCGAGAACAGCAGATTTAAAAAAAGTGAACTGATCAACGAGGTAATTAAAAAGACAGGCCCGGGATCATCCAATCCTAGGGGAAGTAGAGGACAGTAGGTAATGGCATACATAGATCAACGTGGATTCACAGATTCTTTTGACAACCAGAAGAACATCAACGAGAAGTACATAGACAGCGATCCGGGTCCATACGTGGGGGTGGTCAAGGCCACGACAGATCCGCTGAGAATGGGTAGGTTGGGAGTGAACATTCCCGCCCTCACGAACACGGCCAATCCAACGGTTGACAACATAGTGTGGTGCCAGTATCTGTCACCCTTTTATGGTGCCAAGAGCATCAACGCCACCAGCAAGTCCGATCCCAATGACTACAAGGCCACCCAACACAGTTATGGATTCTGGGCAATACCACCCGACATAGACACAGAGGTTTTGGTGATATTCGCCAAGGGCGAGACCGAGAAGAAGAGTGCGTTCTGGATAGGTTGTGTGCAACAGCCACTGACGAACCAACAGGTGCCGGGCTATGGCGCATCAAAATTCACAGAGCAGGCCGCTGACAGGCTTGACGCCAGGGAGAGGGCAAGGTCAGGACAGACCAACTACGGCACGGACTTTCTGCCAGTGGGCGAGAAGAACCGTAGGATGATTGACAATGCTTCCACGATAGAATCAGCCAACCAATTCCGTTATCCTGTCAATGACGTATTGGCAGAACAACTTTTAGAGCAGGGTCTCATACAGGACGACATCAGGGGTACAACGTCAAGTTCGGCCAAGAGGGAATCTCCAAGCCAGGTTTTTGGATTGAACACTCCGGGCAGGGTGCGTCCAGATTCTAGGAAATTGAACATAGGTATAAACGGAAGCCAGGTGCGTCCAGACAGGAATCCAGGACACAGTTTTGTGATGGACGACGGAGATCTAAATGGCAACAACCAACTGACAAGGATAAGGACAGCGTCAGGACACCAGTTACTGATGCACGACACACACGGGGTGGTGTACATAGCCAACGGCTCCGGCAACAGTTGGATAGAGATGAACAGTGACGGGAAAGTTATGATTTACGCACAGGATGGATTCAATCTTAGGTCAGACGGAAACTTCGATCTGCACTCGGGTGGTGACATAAATTTCCACGCCAAGCACAGCATAAAGTTTACTGCCGAACAAGACCTGGCTCTCAATGCCGAAGGTTACATGCTCACAATGGGACAGAAAGGCGTGTTCAACACTTCTGAAAAAGGCAGTGTGAGGAGTTTCGCCAGGGACGGTATTACTTCATACACATCAGGCACGCAACTGCATGGCGCCGGGGGAAGAATAGATCTTGCAGGCTCTCAGGTACACTTTAATTCAGTTGGCGCAAGTCCGTCGTGGGGACCTACTTGGTTGAATCCACAGGCGGCCGGAATAATCACTGACGAGTCACAGAATGATGTCAATCTAACTGTGGGAAGAGGAAGTGTGTTAGAGGCCAACACGAAGAAGACAAAGACCACAGTGCCAAATTTGGTCACACACGAACCTTTCACTAGGGCACCGTCGGCAATAATAGAGACAGTAAGTCAATGGGAAGATCCTGTGAAGTGGAAAAAACTCAGCAAGACCCCAGGCACACTGGAATACCTTGCCCAACAGAATAGGGAGAGTGATGTCGAGTACATCAGGAACCTACAGTTCTTTGCGGACCAGAAGAAATATCTCGAGTCACAGGGATTGATTGAAGTCAAAGGCACCGACTTGAACTCGATTGTGGAAAATGTAAAAATCGATACAATCAACAAAGGCAAGGACATAGGCAAGAACATCCTAAAAACAAATGAATACACTAAAGCAATCAAGGACAAGGCCTCGTCGTTATTTTCTGGTTCTGAGAATAACATTCCACCATCACTGAGAGGGAAAAATCTAGATGTGAACTTGGTCAAGATGAAGCAACTGTCAGAAAAATTCACAGCAGGTTACAACGAAATCTACAATGTTAAGAGCGTGGTGCAAAACTTGAAAACCGGTGACATATCACAATTACTAACCAGCAAGGTTGTTGCAGGAAAAATTGTCAGCGTGGCATCCAAACTAGGAGGCACACTTCTAGGAAGATCTTCAGCAAACAACCTGCCACCGTCTTTGCGTGGCACAGCGGCCGGCAGGATCACACAGGTTGCAACGGCGTTCAAAGGAGCGGCGGCCAGAGCCGCAACTGCAATAGGCAGTTTCTTCAAAGGTTTTAGTGATGTGCGTCTGAAAGAGGACATCCAATACGTGGGAAAATCTCCTCGAGGAATTAACATTTATTCGTTTAAATACAAAAAAATACCGGGAAGGTATGTGGGAGTCATGGCACAAGAAGTTCCATGGGCAAGAGAAATGACAGACACAGGATACTATGTTGTAGATTACAGCAAAGTGGATGTTGAATTTAGGAAGTTAAATTAATGGCATACGGAGACAACAAAAGCGGTTCGGGTTTGGCAAATAGGTCAGTGACCTTCAAGGGGTTTTCCTCTAGGGCCGACCAACAAAATTTCAAACTTTATGATTTTGAGTGTGCAAAACAGGATCTAATCAACAGGTTATCAGTGCGTAAGGGAGAACGTGTTGAGAACCCAGAGTTCGGCACAATCATATACGATGCAATATTTGAACCTTTCACAGAACAGTTAAAAGAAGCAATAGTAGAAGACGTGACTGCAAATCTTAACGCTGATCCACGTATAGCCACGGAAGAAATCCTAGTATCGGAAGCAGATAAAGGCATAGCCATACAGGCCACAATCACATTTGTTCCCCTTAACATCACAGAGAAACTAAGATTCAACTTTGACGAGAACTCCTTGTTACGTCTATCTTAATATACGCACATTTCCTAACATATAAATACCGTTGTATATACAATGGCCACAACAGACAGACAGAACAGATTACTAGTAGCCGAGGATTGGCGTAAGATCTACCAGGCTTTCCAGCAGGCAGATTTCAAGAGTTACGACTTCGAGACACTGCGTAGGACCATGGTGGCCTATTTGCAAGAGAACTATCCAGATGATTTCAATGATTTCGTTGAGAGCTCTGAGTACGTTGCACTGATAGATCTGATAGCCTACATAGCACAGGCCCTATCATTCAGGGTCGACCTCAACGCCAGGGAGAACTTCCTGGAAACGGCGGAGAGGAGAAACAGTGTTCTAAGGTTGGCCAGGCTGATCAACTACAACGCCAAGCGTAACAAACCTGCAACAGGTCTGTTGAAGATTGATGCAGTATCAACCACACAAGATGTGAATGACTCATCGGGCACAAACCTAGCGAATTCTACCATCATATGGAATGACTCAGCGAACTCCAATTACAGAGAGCAGTTCATTGCCATACTCAATGCGGCCAACCAGTCAGGACAGTTGTTCGGTAGTCCAAGAGAGTCCGGCGAGATAGGCGGCATAGACACAGAGGTCTACACACTGGCATCGAACCAGAATGGTTTACCGATGTATAACTTTTCAAAATCAGTAGGTGGCATTAGCAGATCGTTCGAGGTGGTACCATCCACTATAAACAGCAGTGAATCAATTTATGAGTCAGCACCTGTCGAAGGCACAGGTCTAACCTACGTGTACAGGGCAGACGGATCGGGTGATTCATCTAACAACACAGGATTCTTTTTACTGTTCAAACAAGGCACGATGCAATTCACAGATTTCACAGTAGACTCTGCTATTACAAATTATGTTAGAAGCATTGATGTGAGCAACATCAATGACACAGACGTATGGCTTTACAAGTTGGACCAGTTCGGACAGATAGCGGAAAGTTGGACCAAGGTCCCTTCGCTGTCAGGAAACAATGCAGTCTACAACTCCCTTTCAAAAAACGAAAGAAATATTTTTAACGTCATAACAAAGAACAATGATGCAATAGATCTTGTGTTTGGTGATGGCACGTTTGCAAACTTGCCACTTGGATCTTTCAGGACCTACTACAGGATCAGCGACAATGACAAGTACGCTTTACAGCCTAGGGACATGCAGAATATACAAGTCAACGTAGACTATCTTGACGCCAATGGTTCACAGCAGACACTGACAATCACTATGAGCCTCAAGGCCAGCGTGTATAACGCCGCGGCCACAGAATCCAACGACTCGATCAGGACGAAAGCGGGACAGGTCTACTACTCACAGAACAGGATGATCACGGCGGAGGACTACCAAGTGGTGCCTCTATCTGCGTCTCAGGAAATAGTCAAAGTTAGATCAGTAAACAGGGCCGCATCAGGAATAAGCAGGGCCAAAGAAATATTAGATCCAACAGGTGCCTATTCGAACGTGAGCGTTTTTGCAGAGGACGGCATACTCTACAGGGAGGAGACTACGCCTACTTTCACATTTACATTTAAAAATAGATCACAGATACAGAACGTGCTTGACACGTCTGTGGAAACAAAACTTAAGGAAGCATATGCGAGGCAGTTCTACTATGACAAGTATGAATTCAAGAGCCTGACCTCATTGACAGCAACATGGAACTCAAGCACAACATCAACCAACACAAACACCGGGTATTTCACATCAGGTGGAGCGTTGGCCACAGGTGATTCTGCAACTTCAAACTTAAAATATGCCAAACCAGGAGCGTTAGTCAAATTCACATCTCCTGACACTAGAGAATTCCTTGACGGATCTCTTGTTACGTCAGGCACCGACAACGCAGAAGATAGAGCGTGGGCGAAAATTTCAGATGTCGTGGGCGATGGGTCAAACGGTGGCCAGGGAAATCTTTCAACAGGCAAGGGACCTATAACACTGGCGGATATTATACCTAATGGTGCTGTGCTGAATTCTGTAATACCAAACTTCACCACGTCATTCTCGACCGCACTGGAGACCAATCTACTTGACAGGATAGAGGCATACGAAGATTTTGGACTAAGGTATGATGTTGATTCTGAGACTTGGAAAGTGATCACTACCACCAACCTCAGCACTAGTTCGGTATTCAGTCTTAACAACGCAGGAAACACATCAGGCACTAATATAGACGCAAGTTGGTGGTTCAAGTTCACGAACGACGGAAACACGTACACAGTAACCTATCGTAAAATGGATTACATTTTTGAATCAGAGTCACAGAACAAGTTTCATTTTGACACAGAAGAGAAAATATATGATTACGCAACAGGACAGGCTGTCAAAGACACAGTGAAAATACTCAAGACCAATTCGATTGTTTCCTCAGGAAATGCAATAGGTTATCCTCTGACATGGACAGTAACTGACACGGTCACAGAGGCCGACGGCTTCCAGGACAACCGTAAGATAAAAGTTGGATTCTATGACAGTGACGACGACGGTGTAGTGGACAATCCCGAACTGTTTGACATTTACGTGGAACCGGACACCAGCGTAGCAACGAAGTTTGTCTTCTTCCAGAAGTACATCAGTTATGACAGCATAGAAAGATACAAGCCATATGCGGCTTCAAACTTTGTTGTCACTGCGAACGAGTCAGACATCAACCTCAATACGACAACGTACACAGACGGACAACTGTTTTATTTCTACGCAGATACCGAGAATGTAATCAAGAAATACAGTAGTTCCACAAACACGCTTTCAACTAACACGGATTATTATGCTAGGATAGGTAGGAGTTCGATAGACTTCCAGTACAAACACCACGCTGGACAGGAAACTAGGATAGATCCTAGTGTATCAAACATCATTGACTTGTACTTGCTAGAGAGGACTTACGATAATCTTTTCAGAATCTGGTTACAAGAAGGTGGAGTTAAGCCAACACCTTCAACAACTGATGCATTGAGAATTAGTTACTCTGGAGTGCTTAATCCTTTGAAATCGCTTTCAGACCAGATCATATACCATCCTGTGAAATACAAGTTGTTATTTGGCACCAGTGCCGACGAACAATTACAGGCAACTTTCAAGGTTGTAAAAAACAAAAACACAAATGTCACAGACGCAGTGATCAAGACCAGAGTGATAGCCGCAATCAATGAGTTCTTCGCATTGGACAACTGGGATTTCGGTGACACTTTCTATTTCACAGAACTGGCCGCTTACATACACAATGAACTGGCGCCAGACCTGTTGACAGTTGTGATAGTACCAAACGAGTCAGGACAGAGTTTTGGGTCTCTGTTCCAGATAAACTCAGCGGCAGACGAAATTTTCATCAGTGGGGCCACCGTTGATGATGTTTCTATCATAAGTGCTTTGGGAGCCAACCAATTGGAGGCTTCAGGCACAGTAGTAACATCCACATCAACCGCCACAACCAACACAACTACAGGTTCAGCAGTGTCAGGTTCCACTACATCAGGCTCGGGTTCAAGCACCGGCAGTAGTGGGGCAGGATACTAATGGCTGACAAGATAACCAATTCATTAACAAATCAAGAAGTCGTAAAACAAGGCACGAGAGAACTTCGTAGGACTGTTCAGCACTTGCCTGCGTTCTACAGGACAGACACGAACCAGAGATTCCTGTCAAGCACCCTGGATCCGTTGGTGCAGAAAGGTTCGCTAGAAAGATTGGATGGCTTCGTAGGCAAACAAGACGCATACACAAGGCAGATCGACGACAGGTACGTGTCAGCAACAAGCAGAGACAGGTTCGCGTATCAGTTGGAACCAACAATCACCTACACTGACAAGGACACCACATCGATCAACCCTGAGGACCAAGTCAAGTTCACAGGGACCTATGACGACTACATAAATCAAATCAAATACTTTGGAGGCAAGGTAGGCAATCATGATAGACTAAACAAGGAAGTTGTGTATTCTTGGAATCCTGCGATTGACTACGACAAGTTGGTCAATTATAGGGAGTACTACTGGCTGAGTGGCGGCCCTTCGGCTATCGAGATAGATTCCGTGGGCACAGGAGCAGTGGTAGAGTACAAGGTAGAGGCATTGCCAGACGACGGTTCTACGGGCAGAGCGTTCTCTTTTCCACACCTGGAGAATGAGAGAAATCCAGACATGACTCTGTGGCGTGGCAACACATATAAATTTGTGGTCGACGCACAGGGACATCCTTTTTACATAATGACGGAACCAAGCAAGGATGGTATAGGTGCAGACGGTTCTACGTCGGTGCTGTATTCAACGGGAGTCACAAACAACGGTGCTGACAAAGGCACAGTGACTTTTGTCGTACCAGACGGAGCACCAGACACTTTATATTACCAATGCGGTAGCCATGACGGCATGTATGGAATACTACACATCCGTACAGTGGCGACCACTTCGTCAATAAATGTGCAAGATGACATTATAGGCACCAAGAATTACAAGTTGAGGACCTTGTCACTTTCAAACGGAATGAAGATAAAGTTCCCTTCGAGCAAGGTCACATCGGATTACAAGAACAAAGAGTTCTATGTCGAAGGTGTTGGTGACGCTATTACCCTGACAGATGTCAGCAAACTTGCAACGCCCGAGAGTTACGCCACAAATGGTGTGCCGGTAGACAAGGACTACATCACAATCAAGAGAGACAGCCTCGACCAGAACGCTTGGTCGAGATATAACAGATGGTTCCATAGGTCAGTGATCGAGACAGCATCAACAGTTAACGGCACAACCACTGTGCTGGACGAGACCGACAGAGCAAAAAGACCAATCATAGAATTTGACTCAGGACTTTCACTTTACAATAGTGGTACAGTGGCCAAGAATCCTGTTGACCTTTTTGACACAGCGACCACGGACGCATTTTCAAATGTGTCGGGTAAATTTGGGTACATCATTGACGGTGTTGCAATAACCGACGGAATGCGTATTATTTTTTCAAAAGACACTGATGCGTTGGTACGAAGCAAAATTTATGTGGCCAACTTTGTTGACGCAGGCGACTCTTCTGTGTTGTCACTTACTTTGAATGAAGATACAAATGGTACTGCTCTAGACAAGGACACTGTTTACGTCAAGGGCGGGAATTCCAACAAAGGTAAATCATTTTATTATGACGAGACAACAACCAATTGGAAGTCCACACAACCGAAAACAAAGTTAAACCAACAGCCGTTGTTCAACATGTATGACAATAATCATACAAGTTATGACGACGCGACAGCGTACCCTAATTCAACTTTTGCAGGAGCGAAAGTTTTCGCCTATGCCACTTCGGACACGGCAGTCACAGACACTGTGCTGGGCATAAAGGTCAAGTACAACACGATCAACAATGTGGGAGACATGGTTTTCGAGTCTGACCACACCTCAGGAACATTCACTTACCAGGACGCTGGCAAGACGGTGACCAAGAATCTTGCGGAAGGACACCTGCACTACACCACGGGCAGGACCACACACAACAGCAAATCCGCTTGGATCAAGAGGATCAACGAAATAAAACAGCGTGTGATCAGGACACACATAGTGGACGAGACCGAAAAGCGTCTTTTCCCTATTGACTTCTATGCCAACTCCGCATCATTGACAGATTTAGAAATTTCGGTCAAAGTCAATGGTGTGAGAAAGACACTGACTACTGACTACACTTTGGTTAACGGTTCAACCAACAAGTATGTGCGTTTTGTCAAGGAATTGAAAGTAAACGACCAGATCAGGATAGCGGGTTACAGTGCCGCTGACAAGATAGCAGACAAAGGAATATATGAGGTACCTGAAAACTTGTCCACAAACAGTTTGAACCAGACCACAGGATCTTTCACATACGGCCAGGTACTTAAACACCTGGTAGATATCTTTGACAAGAACCAAGATCTCACAGGAGCGATCCCAGGAAATACCAATCTGAGAGACAAGCCAGACACAAGATTAAAAGGTGGTACTATCATACAGCACCAGGGTTCATTGGTGCCTGCCATATTCAACCTCATAGATCAACAGGCCAACATAGTATCGGCGATAGATTACGTGAATCTTGAATACGAAAAATGGTACAATGCTTTCCTAACAAAGGCAACTGGCACCCCATACGAGGGCATAGCCAGAGATAGGGTTGACGAAATTATTGAATCGATCAATCAAGGCAAGAATAGTAGTTTCCCATTCTATTATGAAGACATGGTGGGTTGGGGACAGAACGTGTCCACGAGGACTTACACTGTGCAAGGCACATCACAGAAAGATTACGCAATAGATTCTCAGCACAGTATGACCGCTCTCAGCAATCGGGCAGTGTACGTCTATCACAACGATGTCCAATTGACACTGGATACCGATTACACATTCAGCACAACAGACGACAGCATCAACATATCAAAAGCACTGGCAGTGGGTGACAAGATAGTGATAAAGGATTACGCCGACACAACTGGAAGTTATATGCCTGTCACTCCAACAAAACTTGGCATATATCCAAAGTTCAAACCAGAGTCATTCACTGACGACACATACGTAACAAGTCAGACTGTGATCAGGAGACACGACGGTTCTATTGTAAAAGCATATGGAGATGAAAGGGATGACCTGATTCTTGAATTAGAAAAAAGGATATACAACAACATTAAGGTCACTTACGACAGAACTTTGTTGGACATATCTGATGTTACTCCAAGTGCCTTCACTGAAACCGAGTACACACTTAACGAAGTAGACGATATAATGGGACATGACTTCTATGTTTGGGCAGGGAGGAACAATGTGCAGTACATTAACAATACTGCTTTTGTTGAAGGATCTCCGTTCACCTATAACTACGCCAACTCTACAAGCCACCTTACAGGCAATAAGTTACCAGGACACTGGAGGGGCATATACAAGTTTTTCTATGATACAGATTCTCCGCACACTAGACCTTGGGAGATGTTAGGCTATTCAGAGAAGCCAAGCACCTGGGAAGACACGTATGGTCCAGCACCATACACAGCGGGCAATGACGTCCTTTGGAACAAGATAGCAACCGAACCTGGCAGATATGGAAAACCAGGTATAACAAATCATTTACCAGTCGATGCTTCTGGAAATCTACTTGATCCACTACAGGCAGGATTGATAGACGATTACAACGTACCAGGCAGACGACAGCCATGGAAATTTGGTGATCAAGCACCAGCAGAAACTTCTTGGAGAAGATCCAGTGCATATCCTTTCACGGTCTTAAAAACTCTTGCACTGACAAAACCTGCAAAATTCTTTTCTAATTATTTTGATGTTTCGAGGTTGTCCACAAACATATCTGGTAATCAGATCTATTCTGATACAGGAGTAAGGCAAACCCTTAAAACTTCCAAATACCATCTTGAAACACTGACCGACAACAACACAGGATTAACGACGAGATACCAGACCGCAGGATACCAGGTGTTAACTGTGAACTACCTAGTGTCACGTAATCTAGATCCTGTGACGTTCTACTATGACAAGATGAAAGATCTTGGTGTGCAGTTAGCATACAAGTTGGGAGGATTCACAGACAAAGACAATATAAAAGTTCTCACAGATTCTGTTTCGCCAGGATCAACGGCAGGATCAAAATTTATACCAGATGAGAACTACAAGATATTGTTCAGGACTTCTAACCCCGTACAGAGTTTCAATTATTCTGGTGTGCTTATTGAAAAGAACACAGACACAACCACAGACACTGACGGGTCTACGAGTACCTACGTTGGTGGATACAAGGTGCTTGGTTACAGCACTACCGATCCTTATTTCAAATTTTACTACCCTTTCAAATCAGTCACCTCTGCCAAGATATCCGTGCCAGGTGCATCTGTAAACAGGTACATTTCTTATGACAACACTGTGCAGACCATACCTTATGGTTACGTGTTCGAGACTATACAGGATGTGGCAGATTTCTTACAAGGGTATGGACAGTATCTAGAGAAACAGGGTTTCCGATTCAACAAGTATTCAAACGAGATAAAGGAAACTCTAAACTGGGATAACGCGGTCAGAGAATTCCTGTTCTGGACAACACAGGAATGGGCACCCGGATCAGCGATCACAGTATCACCGGCCACTGATGGATTCGAGTTGGACACTGACAACAGCACTGTGGGACAACTGCGTAACCTAGCAGGAGACTATTCACTACTTGATGCCGGTGGTAGGAAAATAGACATAAGGGAGATAAGCACAAAACGTGTGGGCAAGACTTTTGACCTTAATTTAAAATCCACAGACGTTGGACTATACAATATCTCACTAAACACTGTGCAGAAGGAACACATCCTGATTTTTGACAACAGCACTGTGTTCTCCGACATACTATACGAACCATTCACAGGCTTCAGACAGCAGAGGTTAAAGGTTGTTGGTTGGAAGACAGCGAACTGGAATGGAGACTACTACGCACCAGGCTTCGTGTTTGACGCCGCGCAGGTGACCTACTGGACCGCGAACACTGACTACAGGTTAGGTGATTCTGTTGAGTACCAAGGGAAATTTTATGTTGCCAAGGTAAACCATAACTCGAGTGAAAAGTTCAGTAATGACAATTGGACCCTCAAGTCAGAAAAACCTAAACCACAGTTGATACCTAACTTTGACTACAAGATCTCATCGTTCAATGATTTCTACAACCTAGAAACCAACAACTTTGACGAATCACAACAAAAACTTGCCCAAAGGTTGATTGGTTACCAAAGCAGAGATTACTTAGAAAATTTATTCGTAAATGATGTCTCACAATACAAGTTCTATCAAGGGTACATCAGGGAGAAAGGCACACAGAACGCAATAGACAAGTTGTTGAAAGCCAAGTACGAGAATTCAAACATAGATTTGAGTCTTTATCCGGAATGGATGATCAAGACAGGAGTTTTTGGAAACACAGACTCTAGGGAAAGCATACAGATCACACTCGATGACGAGTTGGTTAACACAGATCCTCAGAGCATAGAACTGTTAGATAATTCTTCCGACAGCAAGGAATATGGCAGATCTCTGGCTGTTGTCAAAGACGACCTGTACTCCAAACCAGTAGAGTACACAGCAAGTACAACTTTCCAACTGCTGGATTACAGCAAGGAGGCAGTGGACAGGGACAAGGCACAGGTATACAAAACCGCAGGTTATCCTCAGTTGGAGCAGGTGCAACACACAGCATTCAACGTTTCAGAATTACTAGACCTTGACGTGAACAGCATCACCAAAAACGATCTCATCTGGGTAGCAAATAAGGACAATGGTGACTGGGACGTGTTCAGAATGACAAACGCTGGAATAAAGATAGATTCTCTGACTACGACCAACAACGCAACTCAACTGACTTTCGTTTTCACAGGATCGCATGGATTGAGTGCAGGCAGTGCCACGACAGAGGCAGACTACTTCGCGATTAGCAACAGCGAATCTGCTACACTTAACAGAGTATACCAGGTGGCCAGCGTACCAGATCACAAATCCATTGTAGTGGATTTCACAGATAATCTAACTTTCATACCAACACTAGCGGATGGATCAACGGCAGACAGTTACGGTAATGTATACAAGTTCACCTCGGTGAGGTTAGCGTCAATGGATAATGTAAATGACAGATTGAGTTATTCTGTTTACAACGACAAAGACGATGACATGTTCATTGAGGGTGACAAGGTTTTCGCCGATGCCGACACTGGAGGACTATGGCGTGTATACGAAAAACAAGATCCATACACAGAATTGAGGACACTGTCTCCGGACACGACAAATTCCAACCAGGAATTTGGATATAGAATTGTCTGTCGTAATGACGGTAGATCCGTTGTTGTATCAGCACCCGGCAAAGGACAGGGAGAAGTACACTTCTTGTTCAGAACTAGCCAAACACCAGGCACTGCCTATTCGGTACAGGCCACTGCTACGATGAATGAGAACAATGATAACACCAGTAGGTTGGGTGAGTCCTTGTCCATCAGCACAGATGAGAATTTTGTTGTTGCAGGAGCACCATACACTAATGTGTTGACCAATGACGGAAGCACGAGATATTACAACGAAGGACTTATAAAAACTTACGTTTGGGATCCAGGCACATTCAAATATGGAGTGCTTTCTACACTGACAGCACCCACTGATGGTTCAAGTTCAAATGAGAACCTTAACTTTGGTTGGGCACACAAGATATCAGAACCAACAGTTGGGTCCACAAGAAGCACCAACAACAAGTTTTTGTTTGTGTCAGCACCAGGACACAACAATGACACAGGTAGGGTCTATTTGTACACTTGGGGAATAGGTGCTGACGGATCAACGTACGACACCTGGACACAGGACTTAATAATAGATGCACCAGCAGGTGGATCTGGGCAAAGGTTCGGTCACAGGCTTGAAGCCAACGACAACGGAGATATTTTAGCGGTCAGTTCACTGGCACCAGGAAACGCGGGTAAGGTAGAGATATTCGTGCAGACGTCTCAGTCAAACGATGACAGCACTATAAATTCATTCACACTGGCACAAACACTCACAGGTGTTTCAGCAGACGGGTCGACACTAAACACGTCCTTTGGTGATTCTATCACAATGAGTAAAGACGGTAACACATTGGTGATAGGTGCACCTGGCCTGGACAACACAGATCAAGCAGACGCAGGTGCGGTTTACATTTATAAGTGGAACAGGGATGGTAGCACAAATACCTACACCCTAGACCAGACAATAAATGAACCGGGAGATATTTCAGATGCTAGGTTCGGATCTAGTGTTTCGTTGAACCAGTCCGGCACAAGGTTAGTGATCGGTGCAGAAAAGTCGGCCAATCCGAGGACAATGAAGTTCGACCTAGGTGAGACCACTTTTGACCTACAGGACACAAACATTGTTGACACCAACACGGGATCAGGTGCGGCCTATACTGCAACGGTCTACAACACAAAATTTGTGTTGGATGATAGGATAGTATCAACAAACGTTTCTGAGAACGACGACTTTGGCAGAGGCGTCTGCGTGTCTGACAACAATTTGTTTATCGGAGCACCTAAGGATGAAGGCAACTCAGGTTTAACAAACGACGGAAGCGTGTATGGTTACGATTGTGCTGTGGACGGAGAGTACGCATGGAAAAATATTACTTCAGAGAGTGCGTTGGTCGATGTTGATAAGATAGGGCAGGTATTTGATTTCAATAACACAACAAAACAGATCAGAGATTTCTATGATCTTTATGATCCTGTCAAGGGAAGGATACTGGGAGTAGCAGACAGGGAGATCAACTACAAGTCGCCTTGGGATCCAGCCACATACAACACAGGTGATAATGCCAACACCAAGACGCCTTGGGCAGAAGACCATTTGGGAGAAGTATGGTGGGACCTTTCAACTGTTAAATGGTTATGGTACGAGCAAGACACACAGGAATACAGAGTAAACAACTGGGGTAAGACCTTCCCTGGTTCATCAATAGATGTATATGAATGGGTAGAGTCAACACTAACACCCGAGGAGTGGAACAGGTCTAGCAACAGCGTGACAGGATTACAATTTGTCAGCGGTCAGGCGCAACCTGATTTCACGGAAGTTGAGAAGTACAACTCAAGGCTGGACACGTTGGTTTCAACATATTATTTCTGGGTAAAAAATACTTCGAGTCTCCCGGGACAATCGGTAGTGAACAGGAAAAATACCACAACCTTTGTGGCAGGATTGATAGCAAATCCACAGAATTCAGGAATGCAATACTTTTCGATTACCGGCACAAACAAGTTGACAATAAATGGTGTGCGAACATTGACTAACAAAGACATTGTGTTGAACGTTGACGTGAGGACTAACTCATTCGATGGAGATTCACACTCGGTCTGGAAGTTGGTGCGTGAAGGAGATCCTGCATACAGGCCAGGACACCAGATAGAGACACGTTGGTGGGATTCTCTTTGTGGCAAGAACGCAACAGGTGATGCTGTCCCTGATAACGAGTTACCATTGAATCAGAAGTATGGAAACAGCATTAGACCAAGACAGAGTTGGTATGTTGATAGATTCTCAGCATTAAAAGATATAATCGATTACGCAAACACAGTCCTTAAAAAGAACCAACTGGTAGGACAGATAAGACTTGACAATCTTGATGCCAAAGAAGAAGAGCCGACCAGTGCAAGTGGACTATGGGACGCCCAGGTGGACACCTACGCAGAATTGGGATACATCAACACAGCGGACCTATCGGGTACTGTCAATTATTTGGTCAAGGCAGATGAGACTGCAAACAATTTTTGGGCCATATACCAATGGGACGGTACCGAATGGAACAGGACCAGGATACAAACCTACAATACGTCAAACTATTGGTCGTATACAGATTGGTACAAGACCGACGGTGACATGGTGCATAATGAGGACACACAGATAGACAAGCAGGTAACTTATGAGTACGAGTTAGATCGTCTAGAGATTGACAATGGCAAACACGTCAAGGTTACGTCTGCAGACACTGGTGGTTGGAAACTGTTTATGAAGACTGCAACCGGTTGGGAGAATGTTGGTACCGAGAACGGAACAATTAGGCTATCAACCAAGTTGTATGATTACACACAAGATGCCACAGGATTTGCGTCAGGTGACAACTTCGACGACAACACTTTTGACCAAGAACCAGTTACAGAAACAAGGAAGGCACTGACAGCGTTGAGAGATGACCTGTTCATAGGAGACCTTGCCGTGGAGTATAACACCTTATTCTTTATCGGTTTACGTAAGGTGCTAGAAGAACAAACCTATGTTGATTGGATGTTCAAGACAAGTTTCATAAATGCGGTCAATAGGGTGAGACAGTTTGATCAAAGGAAAACTTACACAACAGGTACGGACAGTTGGATAGAGGACTACATAAACGAAGTCAAACCTTTCCACACCAAATTACGAGAATACAAACTTGGATATAGCGCACCTGAACAGCACGATGGTGTGATAACTGATTTTGACAACCCACCTTTCTATGACGAAACTGTGGGCAAGATAAGGTCTATCAATCCTTCAACAGAAACGACTAGGTTAACTCAATACCCTTGGCAGTTATGGTATGACTATCACAGGAAGCACGTGAAGAGCATCACGGTGTACTATGGCGGATCTGGTTACGAGAAAGCACCAACAGTCACGATCACCGGGGATGATTCCACATCTGCCACTGCCACTGCGACAGTTAGCGGTGGAGCAGTCACAGGGATAACAGTGACAGGTATTGGTTTTGGATACTCTACCACACCTACCGTGACAATCACCGGCGGTAAATTTGACGGTTCTACCCCTTCCGATGTTGCCAAGGCATACGCGAACCTTGACAACGACCTTGTTAGGGACTTCAACACCACGATAAAGTTTGACAGGATAGCCAGCACATCCACTGTGGTTGATTGGGAGAAAAACACAACTTACGAATACGGAACCAAGATAAGATACAAAAATGAATTGTACAAGGCGGTAAGCCGATTCACGTCAACGACAGACTTTGACGACAACTCGGGTGCGGTCAGCAAGTACTACGGTGACGAAACAGGATTGACGGCCGCGGACAGGATCAAAGGATTCTACACACCAACAGACGGAATGCCGGGCAATGAACTTTCACAGGTGATGTCTGGTGTTGACTACGGCGGAACCATGGTGACAGGCTTGTTATTCACACAGAGCCAGGGTTGGGACAACTCGGCTTGGTATGACTACCCGTGGGACAACTATGGTCTGTCTAGGACTGTGCCGTTCCTTGCCGACGGTACAACAAGTAGTTACACTGCAACTTTAGAATCGGGAACTGTGTACCACGTCTACGTTTCACAAGACGATAGCACAAGAACAAAACTGTCTGTGACAATAATAGGTACTGGAAGTGCTCAGACAATCACAAGCATTCCGGTGCAAAATCAAAATGCTCTTATAGAACTTATACCTGCCGACGACGATGGCGTTCTTACTCCCACTGACGACAGGACTCTGGATTCAATAATCAAAGGAGGACTTTTCACTAAGAATGGATTATATGCAAGTGCATTAGGTACTGCACCTTCAGACATCAACGTTGACGGTGACGAGTTCTTGTCATCTACCACAAGTTACGCACCGGAGGAAGTGGTTCCTGGACAGATATTCGATACCCTGGATCTAAAGGTGTACACAGCACCACCGGCGACGCCGATTATTACTGACAAAATTTACATTGGTAATGGAAGCACAGCGACGTTCTCCCTAGGAGAGCATCCTGGTACTTTAGGTTCTGTGACGATATCAGTAGATGGTGTGATCAAAAAACTCACAACCGATTACACTATAGACACAGGAGCAAAGACAGTGACATTTGTAAGTGCACCTGCTAACAACAGCGTGATCAACACGAAAACTTTTGCCATATCTGGTAGAGCATTCGTAGTTTTAGATCACTACTACGGTGATGGATCTACGGTACAGTTCACATCTTCTTCGAGGGAAGATTTTGACCTTGATTCTACTAATTCTGAATTATATGTGACCATCGATGGTGTGCCAACAACGGCGTTCACAACCACTAGCACTACACCTGAATACGGTGACGGTTCAACGACCAAGATAGGCAACACGTTGATTTTAACTTTCACATCAGCGCCTGCCGCCGATGCCTTCATACAGATTGCAGGTTTCAGGAAAACTTCTACATCATTTGTGAGGAACTACGCCAGCATCAGGAACGAAGAGATCACCTATGATGGATCAACGACACACGTTCTTACATATCCGCCTGGTGCTATTAGGCCATTCACGGGATTGACTCTTGTGGAAGCCAACGGTAAGATGTTACGAGCACCTGACACAACTTACTACATGTCAGACGGTAGCACATACACTTATGGTGTGGTGTCTGGTCTAAGTGATGATTCAACAGTGGATCCTGCAAAGACTGTCACAGATGCTTCGCAGGTCGAGGTACACGTCAACGGAGGCTTACAAACTATCACAACTGACTACACCCTTGATCTAGTAAATCAAAATGTAGAATTTGTGACACCACCTGGACCAGAAAAAATGATCAGCATAACGACGTATGTAGATCATCATTTCTCAATTGACGCCAGCAATAGGCTAGTGCTTAACACTTCTCAGATTTCCAGTGATGGCTACACCCTGAACATCAATGACAAAATGTCAGTGACCACGTTCAACAACGCAGTTGGAATGTCGTTGAGAAGGGAAGTGCTTGAGGGAAGGGCAGATGGCATATACAAACTTTATTTCAATCCTACAAGTTCCGCTTACATGTATGTGTGGCTGAACGGAGAGCAATTGGCACCAGCACACGACTTCTTGTTGTCAGGGAACACGATCACAGTCTCAGGCAAGGTGATGTCTTCTTCAGACAGGTTGGATGTTTTATACTTTGCCTCTGACACAGTGAATAAAGGTGCTACAGGATTTAGAATATTCAAAGATATGTTGAACAGAACTTTCTACAAACGTATCTCTAAAACGCACACAACACAACTGACACAGCAGTTACTCACAGATGCAACAACAATCACTGTTGCAGACGCATCTGTGCTGGCAGATCCACAAACGGTAATTGGTTTAGATGGATCTACAGTCAGCACAGTGATCCCAGGTGTTGTGTTCATAGGCAAAGAAAGAATTGAATATTTCACAAAGACCAATAATCAACTGGGACAGTTGAAACGTGGTACTTTGGGAACAGGAATTAAGGAGCATGGCTCAGGCGCTGACGTGGTAGACGTGTCTGGAACTCAAACCATCCCTTACGTGGACACAGTGTATACCAATACCTTCACAGGAAATGGTTCTCAAACTGTGTTCAATCTATCACAAGTACCGTCATCCGCTAGTGAGTTAGACATATTCATTGGTGGCCAACGATTGTTGCTCACTAGCGAGGACGGATCAACTATCAACTATTCTGTTGACGGAAGCACAAAGGCTGTGACATTTACAACAGCACCTGCTGACCTAGTACAGATAAAAATATTACACAAGAGAGGACAGGTATGGTACACTGCGAAGGATGGTAATCCTGCTGATGGTAAAGGACTCCACAGTTCTACGTCACAACAGGCTCAATTCATAGCGGACGAGCCCACAAACGCACCTGAATAAATACACTAGATGACACAGGACAACAAACCAACAGAATCAAAAGAAGAAAACAAAAAGCCTCAAGATCACACAGGAGTGATGATGACGGGGCACATAAAGATTTTTGACCCTGAAACAGGTGAAGTGATAGTGGACAAAAGGAATGCTATCCATTATGAAAATATGTCTCAGGCAATGGCCAATAGTTTGGCAAACAAGAGCAACGGTTTCATACACGAGATGGCATTTGGAAATGGCGGAACAAGTGTCGATCCAACGGGTATCATAACATACCTTACGCCTAACTCGACAGGAACCAACGCTACTCTTTACAATCAAACATACTACAAAGTTATAGATGACAACTCTACAACGAACAAAGACACCACTCGTAACAAGATGGAAGTGAGACACGTCACAGGTAACAAATTCACTGACATAGTTTGTACCTGTACGTTGGACTATGGTGAACCAACAGGTCAGGCATCTTTCGATAACACAACTAACTTCAATGGTGACTTTGTGTTCGATGAACTTGGACTTAAATCATGGGAAGGCACTGAGAACGGTGGCACAAACAAACTGTTGACACACGTGATATTCCACCCGGTACAGAAATCACTGAACAGATTGATACAGATAGATTACACACTTAGAATTCAAAGTTTAACAACATTCACTGAAACGAGCTCTACGGCACTGTCAACATCTAACACAGTGAGTGGAACGACAGCAGGTGGTAACACTGGATACTAATAGATGGCTTATACAGTAAACAAGAGTAACAGTTCGGCTTCACCAAACCAGTACATAGTACAGGATGGTGTGGTCAACACACAAACAGACCTTAGTTTCATAGGTAAGGGGTACGCTGGATATGGTGAACTGATCGCAGAGAACTTCCTACACCTTTTAGAAAATTTTGCAGGCACATCAGAGCCAACAAAACCGATTCAAGGGCAACTTTACTACGATTCGGCCAATAACAGATTAAAGGTGTACACAGGAAACTTGTTTGTCCCGGCAGGGGGTAACGTTCCTTACCAGCCAACACAACCGGTAGGGATACAACAGGGTGACCTTTGGATAGATTCAGATGTGGGACAACTGTTCTTCTATGATGGTTCACAGAGTGTGATGGTGGGACCACCGGCCTCGACTGGATCCTTGAACGGATTTGTGTTTGAAGCAGTTACAGATTCAACCACTGCCAGTCAGAACATAACAAAATGGTACAGCGATGGAACACTTATCGCGATGGTTTCCGACACGGAGTTCACACCACAGACAGCGATAACAGGTTTCCCGACTGTGTACAAGGGAATCACATTAACAACATCACCCACAGGCATAAAACTTCATGGAACGGCCACTGACGCGGACAAACTAGGTGGCGTAGCGGCATCAAGTTTCTTGAGATCAGATATTGCTGACACAACAACAGGCACACTGGGCGTAGTGAATGACTCGGGTATGACAGTCGGTGCTGACAATGACCTATCAATCACTGTTGATGGCACAGGTGTCAACCTAGCGAATACTGTACAGAACACAGATATCACCTTCAAAGTCAACGATGGAGGTGTCACCTCAACGGTAATGACCATAGATGGTGACGAATCAAGGGTGGGAATCGGAACAACGACACCAACCACCACACTAGACGTGTCAGGAACAGTTAATGCAACTGCTTTCACTGGACCAATAACAGGTGCAGTCACATCATCTGGTATTCAACTCACAACAAACGGAACGATCATATTCGAGGGATCATCCAATGACGCTTTTGAGACCACACTGACTGTTGCCAATCCAACAGCAGACAGGACGATCACTATACCAAATGTCACTGGTACTGTGGTAACAACCGGCGACACAGGCACGGTAACAGCGGCCATGATGGCAACGCCAACATCACTACAGATTCTCAGCAGTACAGGAACAGTTTTAAAGACCATCAACGGCGCAGGAGCGTAGTTTATGGTTGAACTATTTCACGGAGTAGTTTATACTAGGTAGCATATGACCGTAAGAACACCTTTAGTGTACAATGGATCACAATTACAGGAGGCCAAGAGCAGTGAGCTCACTAATCTTTACACCCTGGGTGCATACTATTATTCATTGGCACCCGCTAGGACACTGGCTGTTGTAGGTTCAGGCGGAGATTTAACGCAAATAGATGACACAAGGCTTCAGGCAGGTGCGGCCTCGACGGCCTCAGGTGGTTTTCCATCAGAGGCAACCACAGCGGAACCCAGTCAGGTCACTGTTTCTTACCAGAGAATAACACAGTCGGCCGCGGCGGCACCCATAACAACCACAGACACAGGAAAAACTTTTCCAATATATTGGAATGGCACACAGATTCAAGCCATGACAGAGCAAGATTTCATTGACACCTTTATCTTACCAACAATCAATGTGCTGACATCTGGATCAACAACTTCCAGCCAGGCAGGCACATACCATATTTCAACTAGCTCGTCAGTGGCAGGTTCCACGCTTGTATCATCCACACCAGTCTTCACAGACACACGGGCAGATACCAGCGCCTACACGGCAGATGGCATTGCCGAAACGCTGGACCAACCACAGACTATAAACAATTATTACCTGCACAGGATAGATGGTGTTATGCCAACTTACAATCCACCATTGTACATAGACGCATCAAACAACCTAAAACAGTATTCCGGTGCGGAAATAGGCGCCCTATTACAGGAATACATCAACAATCAGGTGATCAACTCATCTACCGGTTACCAACTAAAGTACAACATAGATGGTAGTCTAGGCACAGCCAGGGGTTCTGCCATGGTGGACACTATTTTGACGGGCGGAAGTGGTGCATACACCACACTTTTTGCAGGTGCAAATGACTATCGGGCACAGGAATTTCCAGATGGCACGCCCACAGCATCGTCTACCTACACTTTCAAGATTGAAAAATCATAACACTTGACGTTCAAGATTAAGTACACTATAATACTGTGTATAGAAAGGAATTTTCATGGCAATATTTTCTGGAAAAATAATTGAGGCATACTATGCCAATTCTGACAACACCGCGATAGAAATCATCTATCAAGAAGGAAAAAGGGCGATAAACCATTATCTTGCAGTGGACACAGGTCATCCGGATTTCCAAGACCTTGTAGACGAGTATCCGTTGTCAAAGATAGCAGACGCAACCGTGGCCAGGAACAAACAGGTGTACAGGCAACTGGACAGGATAGTTGAGGCAAAGGTCAAACAAAAGGTAGAGGACAAGCCTATGCAAAACTTTGATAGTGTGATGGAGTTTATCATAGACTATGATCCAAAGAAACAAGCGGAAGACCTATTCTCACTGAAGTTGAAGATATTTGAAAAGGACATAGTCAAAGATTCCAAAGACAATGACTCGAAGTCCAAGATTAGGCAGGCAAAGACGCCATTGGATGTTCTATTGGCCTACAAGGACATAATCCAAAAGAATAGATAAAATGCTATCGGTATATTGTGTGAACTGGGGCACGAAATACCCTAGGGAGTTTACCCATAAACTTCGAGAATCATTACAAAAGCATCTAACGGTACCCCACAAATTCTACTGCTACACAGATAAGCCTGTCGATGAACACGATGTGGAAGTAAAGTATCCTTACCTCAGGGGCGTCTGGCACAAACTGGCATTGCTGGAAAACAAGGGCGACAGCCTTTTCTTTGATCTAGACATCGATATCAACAGCAACATAGATTTCCTTTGCCAGGATTTCGATAAATTTTCAGTGCTTGACAGTACTCCGTGGAAACCCAAGAACATTCCTCTTCTTGAATTTAGGATGACACAGAACACTCTTGTGAACAGCAGTGTTATGAGATGGAGCAATCACGCACACGTATTTGAAAAATTCCAAAAGCATAGAGACATGTATCTGCGTCTATACGCGGGCATAGACAGGTACATTTATAATGAAAAAGTTGAATACCACACTATCAGAACAGACAAGATAACGAGCTGGTACCAAAAGATTGATAAAAGTCCGATAGTAATATACAATGGCAAATACAAATGATATATGATCAGAACATAATAAATGCACACAAGAACATTGAATGGATCGCAAAGGCATATCCTGGAAGACTGCTTGATGCATTTTCCTGTTTCAGCCAGAACCAGTTCGACTGCAAAATGTGGCTGATAGATTGTCTAAATCAGTATCCTTTTCATTTCAAATACAAGACCAGAGATAGCATCGACATTGCGATATTAGGTGGATGGTATGGTTTGATGGCAAAACTAATCTCAACAGAGTTCAAACTTAAACCGATCAATAACATCTACTCATATGACTTTGACAATATTGCGACCAAGATAGGCAAACAGATATTTCCTGAAATAGCATTTATCGAAAAGGATGTTACCGAAATTGATTTAGGTAGGAAGAATTTCAGTATTGTTATAAACACCAGTTGTGAACACATAGAACAAAATTTATTGTATAAATCCATAGATAGTGCCCCACCAAAAACATTGTTTGTTTTACAAAGCAACAACTATAACCAACTTCAGCAACATATAAACTGCGTAAGGAATTTAGATCATTTCAAAAATCAGTACAAAACAAGGATGGAAAACATCCGGGCATATGAATTGCAGAAAGAAAAGTACACTAGATTTATGATAATTGGAGTCAAAAAATGACAGAACTGCAAAAACTAATGAAGTTCCGGGAAAACATTCATCATTTCAAAGATGAAGACCCAGGAAAGGACAAGATAGATCAAATACTGAGAGATGCTCACTCATTGGTTCCAACAAAAAACAATCTCTGGGCCTACAACATCGATGTCTACGGTCCTGAACACAAAGAAGAGAAAGAGATCGTGGCAATGCAAACAGTCAGTGGTTGGGATAAAAGGAATTTTGCACCAGGTGGGAAGGATCACGGCAACCATGATAAATTGCGAGATATCTATCACAAGTGGAAACAGGGCAGGGAGACATTGAGGCAAGACAAGTCTTTAGAAAATAGAAAACTACGAGCCAAATACAATGGTTTCAGTTTCAATGAACAAGTAACTGCTCCTTACTTGCTGGTGTACTATCAGGTACCAGGATTTCCAACTAAAAAACAAATTGAAAAAAATTACAAGAGATTGTTGATAGACTACAAAGACAACGAGCAATGGATGATCTCTGCGTCTATGCATGGGTTTGGAACCACACTACTGGCCGCCGAGCAGGGATTACACGCAAGTTTCTGTAAATGTTATTACCATGACTTAGAAAACTTCACCAACATACTTGCCCCATTGAGACATGGTTTCAAGAATATTGCTTTCCTGTTAGGTATAGGACACCGAGATGGTGAACTGCCGTACTACAAGAATCCCAATGTTCCTAATTATAACGAAATAGTAAATTGGAAGTGATGTGTGATGGACAGTTATGAACATTTCAAACAAGTCTGGGAAGAGCAGACAGCACAAATAAAGCCGGCCAAGAAATTGAACCATCTGGTGTTTATTGTGGTACACCCTGACAAAATGAAATGGGATTATGCCTTGGAAAAACAACTACAGATGACGGTGCTACAGACCTCTGGTGGCATAACGGGTTCTGGCACAGGACACGTGCAAAAAATTTGCCTACAAAGTGAACTAAACCAAGTGCTTAGGTCTTGCCAACAGCACACACACGCCATGATATGTGCCACAGGAATGATATTTGACATGACTGCTCGTGTGTCGCCCATAACAAGTTTTTACGAATGGACAAAGACAGGCGAATACTGTAGGGGACACATAATTTCCCGTCCCAGATCTGCACACTTGAACGGACAGCACATAGAACTGAACTTAGAAAAATGGAGAGAACTAGGACAACCATCTATCTGGGAAACCTGGAAGAAGTTTAAGAGATCAGTGGATAACTTTCATGACACTTACACGCCGTGGTGGTTGAAGCCTTACAACCGACCAGAAATAAAGAATTTCACTACCCAAGAAAGGAGTGCAAAGGCGTGGTCCTATTACACACTGACTAGAAAGAAAGCACACCAAAGTAAAATGTGGTCTAAAATCAAGGGACTGCCTGACGGATGGATAGACAGCGTGAACGTGAACACCAGGGACAACTACACAAAGATATTGATGAAAAGGATGAGGCCCCGGTTCTATTCCGAGAACACCGAACTAATAGGAAAACTACCAAATCAGAAATTCGATCTAATATTCACTCCGACCGCCGGATACAGTGGAGAAATATTTGCTGACAGACTTGATTTTTGGGGAGAAGTTGTGTTCTATGATTACTGTGCGGAAAATATACACATCAAGCAGAACATTGTGGAAATGCAAATGACCATGGATCAGATTAAGGAATACAGCAAGATGTCCAGACATCCGATAGTGTTCAATGATCACGGATTCTTGCAGAACCACTATCCAGACTATGACATGAAAAAATTCAAAAAGGAGTATGGTGACAGAACGGCACTGCGTATGCTACAATACAAGATGAATAACAAGCACAAAATTGACTACTGGATTATGGACCTGATCAAAACCATTAGAGCGAAATCTAGGTCGAAAAAATATAACGAACTCGTTGATAAGATCAGAGGCAAGGATGTCTTCTTTGATGTTAGCAACATATTCAGTTATCATGTGTCCCACGCAGGGTACACTTTAGATGAGTTAATGGACACGCTGGATGACCTTAAAAAAGTTCTATCCACACACACAAACAGTTTTTACATCAAAGGCACTGCGCCTTGCAAACAGGAGATAGAGTGAAGATATTCGCAGTAAGGATAGGTGACAGGTATGGACCGGAGTATGAGTCATATCTACAATCAAAGTTGCCCGAGTACGAATTTGTTTGGATCAGGGAACCTGTACAGCACGACATATTGATGCAGTGGAACAAGATGTCTGTAATGAACATGGACATAGAAGAACCAGTTGTCGTCATGGACATAGACGTGTTGCTGGTGAATGATTACAAGCAGATGTTTGAATATCCGATCAAACGCGGCGAGTTCCTGTCGATACCTGGTTGGTGGAGGGACACCGAGCGTGAAGGTTACAGTCTCAATGGTGGTTTCTTCAAATACTACCCAACTGATTGCAAGTACATATATGAGAAATTCATGAAGGATCACTTGAAATGGCAGAGACACTACATCGACAACGGCATAACCAAGGGACCAATCAACGGTGAACAATATTTTGTGGAGGATGCAGTGAATGAAAGGTTGGAACTAAAACTCCTACCGAACAGTTGGGTCACACGTTGGTGCAGTGACGAAGTGGTGATCGGTGGCAAAGACATGAAAGAATGGCAGATAAAGACAACAATGAAATATCAACGGCTAACAACCAATGATTACGTGTACCTTGGAGGAGAATTCCATCCAGACATCAAATTTGTACACTTCACACATCATGCAAACAAACCACACGATTGGGAGGGCTATAAATATTTCAAATGATACTTTTATACGGATACATGACATATTGGGTGTTGGCCGCAATAGGAATCACCTATGGATACCATAGGTATTTTGCACACAACGATTACAAGACTAATGCTGTGAGTGAAGTAGTGCTGTTGTACATAGGTTTGCTGTGCGGAGGACGTAGTGCCTTGACCTGGGCAGGAGTGCATAGGATACATCATGCAAACGCTGACACCGACAAGGATCCACACAGTCCGAAAAATCATCCTTGGTACGTGGTACTTTTCAGTCTATGGAAAGTTAAGAACATACCAAGGCAATTCATTAAAGATCTAATAGCGAATCCAAGGGTGATGTTCTTCCACAGATATGGTAAATTTATTTTTGCCGCACACTGGATAATCACACCATTGATTTTTGGCGTAAATGCAGTTATAATTAACCTAATGTTGTTGATATTTTCATACTTAGGTTTTGGTATACTGAACTTTTACGGACATGATGCCAAGGGTCCTGCAAACAACTTACTGATAAATTTGATTGCACCGTTTGAAGGGAACCACAAGGATCATCATGATTACGCAAGAATTTAACAGAGACAGTAGCGTAGAATACGTGCAGATGGACTTTGATGTCCCTGTTAAGCAAATTCTCACAGAGTACGAACTGATCAAGGATAGGTTAGTCACACACAGGCCCGAGGATGGGCACAAAGACTGGTGTGCAGTAACCCTGTATGGGTTTGACTCCGATAAAACAAACAGCCACTGGGAGTACGACAGGAGGAAGCAAAGGCCAAAGGTAACAGATGTAGGAGAACGTTGTCCCAGGACGATCGAGTGGGTAAACAGCCTTCCATACGCAAGGGTGGATGACATAAGGTTTTTAGTGATAAGGCCTGGAGGTTACATAACCAAACACATCGATGTACCGGAACGAAACTGGCTGGAACCACTCAACGTATGTTTGAGCTATCCCAAGGGAAACAGATTTGTGCTGAACAACAGAGATGTTGACTATGTACCTGGCATGCCTTTAGTGTTGAACATTCACTACGAGCACTTTGTAGAAAACAACTCGGACGAAGAGAGGGTACACCTTCTGGTGCATGGCAAAAAGAAAAAGGAGTTTTGGAATTATGTTGAAACCTTTAGACAGCCATAAACCTGCGACATCAACAACTTTCATTCCACACGAGAGGACTGATGTACTCAGAACACTTAAAAATTACAAGTTCAACGAGTCCGACAGGCTGGCGGACAACTACAAGGGAATAGATTGGTTCGGTCTAGAAGCAATTAGCGTGTACGAGAGAGACGGTGAGATAGTGGGTTTTTCAAGCATAGCACATCGTCCAGAATACTTTGAAAAAGGAGAGTGTAGGATTCTCAACAGGTACTACGAGTCGCCAGAGATGCGCAGGACTTCAAAGATCATAGCAGATGATCACGTGTGCGAAATGGCTATGCAACAAATAGACATGGCAAAGAAAATAGGTTTCAAGAAAGCATTCATAAGCAGGTGTAGGTCACCTAGGCATCTCACAAAGTTTATAGATACTATGAGCACGAAAACTAAAACAAAATGGCACTTGGACGGAAAAAAGGTTGCGGTGTGCAATCCCAAAATTGATGAGTGCTGGCAGTACAAGGCATGGATGGATTTATGTTAAAGAGAGATCAATTGCCCGCATTTAAAAAATTGCCTTACACTTTTGACGTGGATAGGATTAATGAAATAGTGAGGCAAATGCCTGTACAGGAGGACGACCTAAAGGTCAAGGAAGGCTACGGTGACCTAGTAGGTGGCAAGACTGCCAAACTACAAAAAGCATTTGGACTTAAATTCACGAGTATAGAGGACGCATATGAATTTTTGGTGAACAACGACGTAGCCGAATCTGAATTGTACAAAAACGAGAGTCGCATAACCAAAGCACTGGGCAACAAGCGTATGGCGTGGGACTACAGGAATTACGTGAAGCCTTATGAAAATTACATAGTCAAAGACAAGGATGGCAAGTATGAGGTAAATGGGTCACCCTACAAGCAGATAGCACTGACAGAGTACAATCCTGAAATGGAGCAACGTGTGTATGACAAGAAAATTCCAAAAGGGAGGTTAGATGAACGACATTACAACAAGGTAAAAGATTGGGTCAAGGGAACTTACATAGAAGATGTTTTGAAAAGTTTCAGGGCAGAACACACCAGGGCAAGAATAGCCATCATGGATCCTGGAGCCTACATAAATGATCACATAGATTATAACACCGATTACTCGGTGCGGTACCACATACCGCTGACCACAAACGAAGACTGTGGTTTCCACGTGATCGACAGGAATGGAGTCAAGCACGAACAGAAGATGTTGCCCGGCGAGTGTTGGTTCCTAAACCAGGGTCTGAGGCACAGCGCCTGGAACAAGGGCAAGACAACCAGGGCACACATAATCATTTCATTCTTGACACAGGAGGACCTCGATGCATAGTATACAGGCACACCTGGGCAGAACAAAGACAAATAATTTTTCAGCAATTGACATACCAGTGTTGGAGAAATATTGTGTAGGAAAGAATGTGCTAGACATTGGTTGTGCAAACGGTGATGTGGTGAAATATCTAGCGGAAACCGGCACAAACGCATATGGCATAGACGGGGACGAAAACGCAATCAAATTATATTCAGAACAAAGAATAAGACACAGGTTGTTATGCCACGATTACACAAAAGGCCAATCATCGTTCAATATGAAAGTTGACGTGGTGCTATCGACAGATTTTTGTGAACACGTGGAAGAGGAGTTTATTGACAATTACATGAAGGATTTTTCTCTAGGCAAAGTGGTGATACTGCATACACCACCGCGAGGCACACCAGGACACCATCACGTGAACACACAGGATAGTCAGTACTGGATATTGTTATTTGCCCAATACGGTTTCAAACTGGATCAGTTTCTAACTCAAGAGGCAAGGTCTATTTCTGACTATCAAAATCCACAGGACATGGATTATTTTATAAAGCATCCGAGCATCTTGCCAAAACACAATTATTTGGTTTTTAGGAAAATATGAAGAAAGTAATAACACACGGACACTGCTCTGCTAGGTATAAATGGCCAACGTGGCCAAATTTCCTTTCCACTTATGTTGGCGATGCGGAAATCATTAATCTAGCAAAGCCTGGGATAGGCAATGAGACAATAGCACGTGATGTTGTAAATGCAGTGTCTAAGTTTAATGACATATCACACGTGTACGTGATGTGGGGTGCTCCTCATAGGTATGATGTATTCACGGAAGGCAAACAGCAAATCAGTAATAACAAGGACAGTTGGTCAATGTATGACAACGACTTTGAATGGACAGTTTCGTACAATGGACACTACAACTCACAACCACACGAGGTATTTGACAGATTTAAGACTCTAGAAAACATACTGTACACACAGTTGTTTTTAGATAGGAAACAAATAGATTACACAATGATGATCTATGACACAAGGACATTGCCAAAGCAAATTAATTTAACAAAACCAGAAGATTTCCTGAGACAACAGATCGACTGGAGCAAATTTCTTTTCTACCAGAATCAACTGGGCCTGAGAGACTTTGCACAAGATCTGTACCCAGACCAGTTTCCTACTCCCGATCAAACAAAGGGTGATAGGCATCTTCATCCATTGCCATATCCTCACTACAAGTGGGTAAAGGATATAATGTTCAAAAGTGTACGGGAAGTTGAAGATGCTCAGCGTTATGCCAATTGGCAGGAGGAGGACGCACATTGGATGCCAGAGGCCAAACGTGTGTTACCTTACGAGGAGTATGATGCCTAACTACATTGAAACACAGTACACTCCTGACGTGAACCTGCTGAAATCTTATATGTCGGACCACTGGGAGGACAGCAATGAACTCTACAAGGAATACATGAGTTGGGAAAACAACAAGTTCTTCGTGCAGGAGATAAAAAATTTTGACAGGCGTCTGTTACGTGAGATAAAGAAAATATGGAACTACATGGGTATCAGGCCTCGAGAATGGAGATGCAATTTCTTCAGAGTTTTACCAGGCGGGGAACTGCCCTTGCACATTGATGTTTTAAGTCAGTGCAGTGTGGTTGTTCCAATGACCGAGATGACCGGTGAATTGTATTTTGATGACGGTTCTGAAGTGCTGTATAATAACATGACAATAATTAATACTAAAGTGGCGCACGGCGTAAAGGCACCAACAAAGGAACGCATAGTTTTCCACATGGGCATACACGACACGCCATTCGAGGAGATTAAAATTGGACACAATTCATAACAGCAATGAGACTCTATGGCAGGGTGTGTTTCCCGAAGAGGGAACGTACCAGATAGAGAACTTCTTGAGCAATGAAGAAGTCAAATTTATTATAGATTGGTACTACAAGGAAAAACCCAAACAAGGTTTTTATTTGCAGGAGAAAGCGTTGCAGTTCATTGGCGACCATCACGAGGATCCATCCATCAAGGAGATACTTTACCCTAGGATAAAACAGCATTTCGGTGACTTCAGGTTATACAGTGAACTCCACAATGACACCAATCCGCACAGTGCAGATTTCATATGTGAGCAGACCAGGATATTTGGGCCACACACTGATGCCATAACACATATACCAGGCTGGCTGACACAGAAGGACATCATAATTCCCTTGTGGATTGAGAATGACGCAGAGACACACACATACGCGATGAATCAAAGATGTTACAGACGTGGCACTCACTTCAGGAAAGGATCAACGGACACAGGAACCAATGTATACTCCAACGTGTTGCGTGACAGTTACGAGGTGCCGGGTGTGACAAATTTGAATGGCACAGAAATAGATAATGAATTCATAGAGACACACATAGGTGACAGGTTCCTCAAATCATACTTCGAGGGATTGACCGTGGAGACTGTGGAGCAGAACGTGCCTGGAAACGCTATAATAAAAGATTCAAGTGTGATACATGGCCCTTGCAATTACAACCTTGTAGGCTCTGCACGGAAACTAAACATAAGCATCAGGATGTTCAAGCAAGTGGACACATGGGCACCCAACACTGTGTTCAGCGACGTCAACTTTGAAGCCTGTAACAAAAGGACTTACTATGCCAAAGTATAAAACGGACAGGCCCTTCACGGAAGAACAACTAGAGGGCATGGATGTCATTCATGATCCAAACACCAAAATGTTTGAATGCCAGTACGAAGAATCGTACGTCGTAGAGGATTTCATCAACGGCGTTGAGTGTGGGACCTTAGAATTATGGTTCAAGGACAACTATCCAAAGATAGGTTACGACATCAACGATCACGTGTACCATATCACTTTTCCCATGGTGCACAAGGTAGTGTCTGACATAGTGCGTCCCAAGATCTATGAGCACTTTGGTGATGACGTAATATTCTACAGTGATGTCAGCAAGGATCCCATGAGCGTGGGAGACCAGTTCTTCAAATCCAAGAGACCGTATGGGCTTCACACGGATGCGGTCACACACCTAGAAGGCTACAGGCCATTCAAGGACATAATCATTCCAATCGCGCTAGATGGCATTGACGAGAGCCAATATGTCACTTTCAACCAGAGGTACAGAGGCCGTGCTACTCACTTCATGCGGGGCAGGATAAAAGGCAGTTTTGCCAACTATGCCAACGTAATCAGGTATCAAGACTATGAGGAATACGGAGTAGAGGGCATAGACAGAAGCGGTCGCGATCATGACATTTTGAAAAAGATGATGCCCGATCACATACCCATGAGCGTGTATGAAGGTCTAACCATAGAAAAGATTTTACCATGGCGTCCTAGGTGTGCAATAGTGCATGACAGCAGTGTTCTTCACGCACCCGCTGATTACAGGGCACAGGGTTGTAAGGTAAAAGTTGGCCTGACACTGCACCTTATGAAGGCCGATCCAACATACAGCAACAAATTAGAAGGATATTACACTCCGTTTAGCCGATACACAAAGCCTTTAATTAAAGCATAAATATCCGTACATGGCATACAAAATTAACAACACCTTCGGTACTTTACTGATCACGTTAGCGGATGGCACTATAGACACCGCAACAACGGACCTTACGCTTTTTGGTAAAGGGTATGCAGGCTTTGGTGAGAAACTCAATGAAAACTTCGTCAAAGTATTAGAGAATTTTAACAACACATCGGCACCCGGAAACAAGCAACAGGGACAGTTGTGGTTTGACAAGACCAACAAACAGATAAACGTCTACACAGGTGACAAATGGAAACCTGTTGGATCAACAACAAATTCTACAACATCTCCAACCAACGCGGTACAGGGAGATCTTTGGTTTGACACCACCAATCTCCAACTGTACGTTTACAATGGTTCGGTGTGGGTTTTGATAGGTCCAACGTCAGTTGCGGGATCAGGGGTAACACAGGTCATCACTGAGACTGTTTTGGACAACACGGGTGTGTACAGGTCTATACTAAAATTAGTCACACAAGACACAGTGGTGGGCGTGATATCAAATCTTGCCTTCACTCCTAGTTCCAGCGACACAGTGGGAGCGGCACTGATCACGGCAGGTTTCGCCAGCGTGGCACAGGGTATACAACTTTCTAGTTCTGTGTCGAATGCCAAGTTCAGGGGAACGGCCACTGACTCAGATGCACTGGGCGGAGTGGCAGTGGCAAACTTCCTAAGATCAGACCAGAATGATTCAACGACAGGACACCTAGAGATCCTGAACGACAACGGTCTACGTATCGGAGCGAGCAGTGACATAGAGATGACCATGTCCGGAGACAATTTCACAATAGCGAACGTCACACAAGACGGCGACATCAAGTTCACGGTAAATGACGGCGGATCCACTAAGAGTGTGATCACAATGCACGGTGATAGCGGTGACGTGAGGATACACGGAAATCTAACAATAGATGGTGACACAGTCACCAGCAACACTTCCACACTAACTGTGGAGGACAACATAATAGAACTTAACAGGAACATATCATCCGCGTCAGGTATGCCCAACTACTCGGGTCTGAAGGTCAACAGGGGTGAGACATCTGTGGCCACAGAACAGGATCTTTACTGGGTGTGGGATGAAACCTTTGCTGATGACGGAACAACCATATATGGAAACGCGGGCGGTGCCTGGACTGCATTCAAGTCGGGTGGTGGAGACGAGCTGTCAGCACCCACTTTGGTGGACATAAGGGCCAACGTGGTACACGCAACGTCAACATCGGCGCAGTACGCTGACTTGGCAGAACGTTATGCCACAGACACAGAGGTAGAAGTGGGAGACGTGGTCATGTTGGGTGGAACAGCGGAAATTACCAAATGCAATGACGAGTTGTCAGATGCAGTGTTTGGTGTGGTGTCTGAATCACCGGCATTTTTAATGAACGCACAGGCCGGCAACGACGAGACACACCCCATGATAGCACTAAAAGGACGTGTTTTTGTCAAAGTAACGGGCACAGGGCAGGCAGGTGATCGTTTGGTGTCTGCGGGCAATGGCGAGGCACGTGTGGCGGACATGGAAGAATGTACCGCTTTTAACACGTTGGGACGCCTGATCAAGGCTAAATACAACGTAGAAACAGCATTAACAGAATGTGTGATAGGAGTTAAATAATTTATGGCATACGTAGCAGGTGATAAAATCAAAGCAACTGAGTACAACACGTTTGTAAACAGTTCATCAGATCCTTATGGATACAACCATTTCGCAGGAACAGGTTCAGGCGCATACGGTCTTGGACAAACCCACATAGGTGTGGTCTCAGGTGGAGACACAGTAATAACTGCCTCTCAATGGAACACTCTTTTGACTGCAATGGACAACATAGCCAATCACACAAACGACACACTGACAGCGAGGACGCAGGTCAGTACAGGTGACACCATAGCCATCAAGGCGGCGGTCGCGGCAGACCTTGCCACACTGGCGGCTTCAGTAGCGGCAGGATCACCAAACGCGACAGCACTGGGAACCAACGCGGTAGGTTCATCGACCAACTCGGCCACATGGAACTCTTCTTCTACTATTGAAAGATCAGTAACATTCGCAAGTGCGGACAAGATGAGACACTTCTTCAACGCAGGCGGTAAGATCAGGATTGATCCATCATGTATTACAGGTATCGACGGTTCAAAAGATGATGTGTTCAATGAGCTGACAGCAGTAGGGACAGGAAACCTAGACATCGGACAGACTGCTACAACAAGATCAGGTTCAGGCGAGACACTGACCACAAACGGTCTGGCACTTGGTTTCAGAGATCTGACAACTTCTTACCAGACATTATTGAAATTGACTTCTAACAACGCAGGTTACACATCAAACACAGTTGAGTACCAGGCCAAACTGGACGCGGCTGTTGACTCTAGCACTGTGATCACGATCAAGATGATTTCAACTGACGCGGCGGATGACGGAACATTTACCTCAGGAAACACATCGGGTGTACCGGCTAATCCAAACGAAGCACCAAGGATGACTTTGGCATTGATCGAAGTGTATCCAACCAATGCAGAAGGACTATCAGCGAACATACAGTCACTTTCTAACGCGGAAGTTTCAAACTCAGCATCGTAATAATTTTACCAGGTTGAATTACCACCATAATTATTGTATAATTGTGGCATGGATATTGGCGAACTAAAAAAACAATCTGACCTTTCCTATGACATCTCAGTTGCCAAGCGCAACGCCTTGGAGAAGGCACACTCACGACTGATAGTCGTCTACGAGGAACACATATTCCGTGCGGATGCTGAGACCATCTGCCTGGCCAGGACTCTGATGGAGACCAATGACAAGTTCTTCGTGTTGGACACGAATCAGAATCCTGTGGAGATTGTGAATCCAAAAGAATTTTTAAAGAAACTCATAGAGAGAAACCAGGAGGCCATTAGTTCGTATCATCAAATGTCTGAGACGTTTGCAAAGAGAGGCGATTGATGACCAAGGGTGTATTGCTATTTTGCTTTGACACAGCAGAAGTAAAGTATCACAAGATACTGGAACGTTGTGTCGCGCTCGTGAAGAAAAATTTAAAATTAGAGATAACAGTGGTGACAAACTTTGACACCTACAAAAATCTCAAACCGCTGGGTTTCATAAACTACAAATTCATAGAACCTGAACTGGGTAACACAAAGTTGGGCAAGGAATGGCGCAACGTGGACAGGCACCTGGCCTATGAACTTTCTCCCTATGACACCACCATGGTGATGGACATCGATTACTTGCCGTTCTCGGACAACCTACGCAAGTTTCTGGACACAGGATATGATTTCCTGATCAGCAAAACTGCACACGATCTAACAGGCAGGAACACCTTTGATCAGAGGCGCTGGAGCATGATAGACATGGTGTGGGCCACTGTGTTTGTGTTCCGCAAGGGCAAGAAGGCCAAGCGTGTGTTTGACACCCTGAAGTATGTGAAAGATTATTACGCTTACTTCTTGGAACTTTACAGGATATATGACAAGCAGTTCAGGAATGACTATGCATTTGCAATCGCCCTACAACAGGCCAACGGTTTCCTGGATTACGACACATTACCCATCAGTCTGCCAACTTTGCCGCCCGACTGTGAGGTACTGCAAATCGATGATACAGGCATAGCCTGGAAGTATCAGGACCAGTTTAACTTTACCACAGATCAGGACGTACACGTTTTGAACAAGGAGTTGGCCAATGTCTAAGGGATTCCTATGGTTCGCACAGAACAACGAAACCACTGACTATGTTGAGTTAAGCATTAAACTGGCGGAAAGCATAAAGTTGTGGAACAGTGAAAACAAGATATGTGTTGTGACCGATGAGAAGAGTAAATTTGAAAACAAAGCAGTGGACTATGTAAAAGTACTCAGACAAGACGACAGTGCTCAACACACAAACAAATGGGCAAACGAACACAAAGCATTTTACATTTCTCCATTCACCCACACAATAAAATTAGAAAGTGATATGTTATGGACCACAAACACAGATTGGTGGTGGAATCATCTATGGCAACACGATCTTGTTTTCAGTGTAGACTGTAGGAACTACAAAGACGAAATAGTCAAGAATACACCATATAGAACTTTGTTTGTGCGTAACAGTCTGCCAAATATCTACAACGGACTGATGTATTTCAGGAAAAGCAAAAAAGCACAGAAATTTTTTGACACGGCAAGTCATATCACACAGCATTGGCAAGATGTGAAAAAAACAATGTTAATAAACTGCCATGATGAATATCCAAGCACAGATGTCGTGTTCGCACTCGCTTATAGAATGATCGATCCCACAAACAGGAACCTGATAGACTATGACTGGTTCAAATTTTTACACCACAAACCTTCTGTAAACGGACTTGATCACACCAGGGATCATAACAATTATCTGTTCCCAAACAAAAATAAAAACGCCTACTACCTAGGTCACAAGAGGGTGTCACGGGTATGGCACTACTTCGACAAGGAGATCGATGTCAGAATTTCTTAAAGCATTCGAGCAACAGCCAACACCACCGGTGAAGAAGCATTTCGTCACGGTGCAAGGCAAACAGTGCGAGGTCAGCCTCGAGAAGAAACTGGAGGTCATCAAAAATGGTGAGGAAAATTATGTGATCACAAAGTTTGGTATAGCATTGAGAAAGCCGAGCAGACTAAAAACACGTTACACTGTACTCAAGCGAGCGGACAATGGTTACAAGTTCGAGCATGGCGACATACACTGGCCAAACTCAGTAGAACAAAATGGAGAAACATGGCAGATAGAGTACGAGTAAGCGACCTAGACTTCGTGTACATCAGTTTCAAGGAACCCAACAAGGAACACAACTGGGCAGACCTCAAGAACAAGGTGCCATGGGCCAAGCGTGTTGACGGCGTAGTGGGTTTTGACTCGGCACACAAGGCCGCGGCGGAATTGGCGGAGACTGAATTCTTCATAAGTGTTGACGGCGATAACATAATAGATGAATCGTTCCTGTTGGAGACGCTGGACTGGACGAAGACCAATCCCAAGGCAGTGCATCGCTGGAGGGCAAAGAACAACATCAACGGACTGGTGTACGGCAACGGAGGACTGGTGGGTTGGGACAAGCACACGTGCCTCTCCATGAGGACACACGAGAACGCAGACTCGGAAGAGAACAAGATGGATTTCTGTTGGGGAGTGCCACATGAGAACCTGCACAACTGCTACTCGCAGACAGTGATAAACGCAACCGCACAACAGGCGTTTGTGGCCGGATTCAGGGAAGGCGTAAAGATGTGCACCAACAAGGGAATTCCTATAGAGCCTAGCAACTTCGCAAAGATATGGCCAGTGAACCTACGCACACTGTCTACCTGGTGCACGGTGGGTGCTGACGTAGAGAATGGCAAGTTCGCCATGCTGGGTGCCAGGATGGGCAGTTTCTACACCGTAGTGGACCACAAGAACTACGACTTCGACGTGAGTGACCTCAACTCGATGGCGGACTATTTCCACTCAACGGTGCAACCGGCAAACATAGATAGGGAATTAGAGATGTGGGGCAACAGCCTGAGGCAACAACTGGACTTACCCATAGCGGATTTTGATGACGACGACAGTAGGTTCTATAGGTTCGTCATGCCAGAACACATAAACAGAGGAGTGCAAGACCGTGAGTACAAGTGATTACAAGGCACAGGCCGAACACGCCAAGAAGAAACTGGCAGAGATATCGCCCACGATGTGCCTGGCCAAGTGGAACCAGGTCTCACTGCACCTGCCCACTGGACTGACCAACAGTTGCTACCACCCACCCCTGCACGAGATAGACGCCGAACAACTGAAACACAATCCGGCCGCACTGCACAACACCGCGGAGAAACTGCGACAGCGTGAGCAGATGCTGAACGGTGAGCGTCCGAAAGGATGTAGTTACTGCTGGAAACTGGAGGACACGGGCGAGATGTCGGACAGGCACTACAGGTCCGGTGAGCCATGGGCCATGCAGGACTTCAACGAGATAAGACAGAATCCAATGACCACAAGTTGGACACCCAGGTACGTGGAGGTAAACTTCAACCACGCTTGTAACTTCAAGTGTAGTTACTGTTCGCCACAGTTCTCCACAACCTGGGGCAAGGAAACCGAGAGGTACGGCGAGTTCCCCACAACACCACCACACAACGCACCCGAGCACTTCCAGGGCAGGAGGCGTCCGATACCAAACCGCGAGGACAATCCCTACGTGAAGGCTTTCTGGGAATGGTGGCCCACGCTGTACAAGAACCTGAAGCACTTCCGCATGACGGGAGGAGAGCCCATGATGGACCCAAACACGTATAAGGTCTTCCAATACGTCATAGACCATCCCAAGGATGACCTACATTTGAACATCACGTCAAACTTCTGCCCACCGGATCCCAAGTTGAAGACAAAATACTTCAACATGCTACAACAGATATGCCTGCAGGAAAAGGTGGAACACGTGATGCAGTTCGTCAGCGTGGATGCCTACGGCAAGCGGGCCGAGTACATACGTAACGGACTAGACTTCGAATACATGATGGCGAATGTGGAGGAGTTCCTGGATCGTATTCCACACAGGAATTCGGTCACGTTCATAGTGACCTACAACAACCTCAGTGTCACCAGCATGGACAAGTTACTAGTGAAGATACTGGACCTGCGTAAGCGTTACAGCAAGGACTACCAGCGTGTGTGGTTCGACGTGCCACTGCTGAGACAACCGGCGTGGCAACAGATAACCATGTTGCCCGAGTCGTACCAGAGCATACACGAGGACAACATAAAGTACATGGAGCAGAACTCCGGCGAGGACAACGGGCTACACATATTCAAGGACTTCGAGATCCAAAAGATGCGACGCAATCTCGCATACTGGCGAGAAAACGCTGACGCGAGCGCATCTCTGAAAAAGAACTTTTACGCATTTTTTAATGAACACGACCGCAGGCGGTTGACCAACTTCCAGAACACGTTTCCTGAGATGTTGGAATTCTGGGAGGATTGCAAGAACTCATGATAATAACACAAGGACATCATGTTCAAGAGTGACATACTCTGCCCACAACGAGAACTAGATAAGTTAAGGAATTACTATGGATGATTTAGAATACAAAAAACAGGTCTTAGACACAAAGAGTGCCAGTTTCTGTGGTGCCAAATGGTATAACGCCACGATATGGTTAGGGTCTGGAATGACCACTAGTTGCCATCATCCATTGCCACATAAAATTGATTTTGAAGAGATCAAAATAAATCCCAGTGCCATACACAACACAAAACAAAAAAAGGAACAACGAAGGCAGATGCAGTCGGGCGAGAGACCCAAGGGTTGTGAGTACTGTTGGAAGATAGAGGACATGGGCAGAGACGCCATAAGCGACAGGGTATACAAAAGTAAAATCTTTTCAAACGAATCACTAGACGAAGCATACAAAACAGACCATAACACAGATTGGAATCTTAAAACACTTGAGATAGCATTTGATAGAACTTGTAATTTTAAATGTACATATTGCAATCCAGCGTTCAGTTCTACATGGGCAAATGATATCAAGCAGAAAGGTGCCTACACAGGACTTAAATCTGATGGCAGAAACCATTACACACACAGTCACGAAAGTGCTGAACCGTATAAGAAAGATGAAACCAATCCCTACGTGGAAGCATTTTACAAATGGTGGGAAACCGATTTACACAAAAGTCTAGACGAATTAAGGATCACAGGCGGTGAACCCATGATGTCACCAAACCTATGGCGTTTGTTAGATTGGATAGAAACACAGGGCGATAAAATGAATCCCCATATGCGTATTGCAATCAATTCAAATTTGGGAGCCAAGCAAAGCATAATAGATAGATTTAAAACAAAGTTAAAAAATTTTAAAAATTTCCATCTGTATACAAGTTGTGAGGCCACATTCAAACAAGCCGAGTACATTAGGGACGGTTTGAATTATACAGATTGGCACAGTCAGGTACTCCATATGATGGTAGATAAAGTGCCAAGTGAGATACACAACATGGCAACAATCAATGCCTTATGTTTGGAATCGTTACCGGAGTTCTTAGAGAAGATTGTGTGGTTGAAAAGTGCAAGTAAAGTTTATGGCCCAAAAATCAACTATACACTTAATATTTTGAGGTTTCCGAGTTTCCAATCTCCGTTGGTGTTGCCAGACGATCTTAGGAATAAATTTAAGAGCGACATTGAAAAGTACTTAACTACTAATGAGAAATGGTTAGAGGGTATGGAAATAAATCAAACACAAAGACTTATTGATTATCTTGATGTTGTCAAAACACCACACGCAGGTGCGGCCACACAGGATAAACTACAGAAAGATTTCAAAACATTTTACAGTCAATACGACAAAAGATCAGGAAAGGATTTCGAGAATACTTTCCCAATAATAGGAGAATGGTATCGTGGCATATGAGTACGGGGCCAAGGAGCCTGACAAGTTAAAGATAAAAGACATGACTCCACGTGAGAAGGAGTTGTTGATAGAGTCGGACACTTTCTGTATGCTTCCGTGGATGCACCTCCATGCGTACCCAGATGGTAGGGCATACCCTTGCTGTTTCGCATTTGATCCATATCCTGTTGGTGACCTGAACAAGCAGAGCCTCAAGGAAGTTTTCAACGGCGACAAGATGAAGCAGATGCGATTGAACATGCTGGACAACAAGCCATGCAAGGAATGTGGCAAGTGTTATGACCAAGAGCAGAGCGGATTCTTCTCGATGAGATTAAGTTCCAACAAGCATTTTGGACATAATATAGGACTTGTGGAATCCACACAGCCAGACGGATCCGCAGACTTCGTAATGAAGTACTGGGATATTAGGTTCAGCAACATCTGTAACTTCGCCTGCAGGAGTTGTGGCACATGGTTCAGTTCCAACTGGTACGAGGACCACATCAAGATAACAGGGGGACCACCTAATCACGCCAAGATAATCAAGGTGGGCAGGTCCGCGGACGACATGTTCCAGCAGGTGCTTGATGAGATAGAACATTCGGAACAGTTCTATTTCGCTGGCGGCGAGCCTCTGATAATGGAGGAGCACTACCGTATATTGAAGGAATTGGACAGGCGCAAGATGTATCACGTTAGATTGATATACAACACCAACTTCTCCAGATTAAAGTTCAAAGATATGGACGTGTTGGAGTTATGGAACAAGTTTGAATCTGTTTCAATAGGTGCCAGCCTTGACGCAGAGGGTGAGCGTGGTGAATTCTTGAGGAAAGGAACCATATGGGAGAACACGCTGGCCAACAGGAAAAGGATGATGGAGGTTTGTCCACAGGTAGATTTCTATGTGTCAGCCACCGTCAGCCTACCCAACGCACTGCACGTTGTGGATTTCCATAAGAGTTGGGTGGAGAAAGGTTTGATTAAGCCACAAGATTTCAACTACAACCTATTACAGAGTCCCACGTGGCAGAGGATAGACATATTGCCCAAAGAGTACAAGCAACAGATAAAAGAAAAATATGAGGAACACATCAAATGGTTAAGACCCCTAGACCCGTTGACCAGGGCAATTAAGGGTTTTGAATCTGCCTTGGATTGGCTTTACAAGAGAGACCTACCTCAACATCTCGATAGGTTCTTTGAGAATACAAGGAAGTACGACAAAGTGAGGAACGAGAACTTCCTCGAAGTGTTCCCTGAATGGAAAGAATTATTCGAGAAGTATGAAAAACAGGATTAGACCTAGCGAAGGCAATAAAACTTTCTGTATGGCGCCTTGGACACACACCTACCTTTCGCCACAGATGGAACGCAGGTTGTGTTGTAGTTCAAGGGAATCCGCAGAAAACTTCAAGCAATACATAGACACAATAGATCCAAAGGGACACAATGACAAGTTGAACCTCACCACTCTGGACGAGCACTGGAACTCCGAGTACATGAAGGCAGTGAGGTTAAAACTGATGGCAGGTGAGGAGATACCCCAGTGTGCTGTTTGCAATCACAAGTTACTGAATGAACAGGTTTACAGGCAACATTTCAATTGGCTATACAAGGATCAAGTGCAACAGGCATATGACAGCACTGATGAGACAGGTGCAACCACAATGAAGGTGCAGAGTTTCGACTACAGGTTCTCTAACCTTTGCAACTTCAGTTGTAGGATGTGTGGAGACATGTTGTCCAGCACCTGGGAGACAGAGAACAAGAAACATGGCAAGGGCGACTATGAGAATTACCGTATATGGGGTAGGAAGGACATCAAGGCGCAGTTAGAGAAGTTCCATGATCAGCAGGTGGTACGGGAATTCACTGAGGCGGTAGAGGACAAAAGGATAACCGAACTTTACTGGTGCGGTGGTGAGCCACTGATGTGGAAGATACACTGGGAGGCCATGAAGCGTATCGTTGAACTGGGTTACCAGCATCAGGTACTGGCCAGGTACAACTCAAACATGAGTCGTATAAATTTTTTCAATCTAAACCTGTTCGATGACATCCTAAGTCATTTTCCAAATTGGCAAATATGTGCTTCGATAGATGGCACGGGAGAAATAGGGGAGTACATCAGGACGGGATTGAAATATGAAGAATGGCTCGCTAATATGAAGTACGCCACTAGGTTTGCGGATGGCGGACGCAGGCGCATACAACTTGATCTCACGATCACACTGCCTGGCCTGTTTGATCTAGAGAACATGGTTGCCTTAAGCAATGACCTAGGCATAGAATTACTGACGAAGCAGGTTTTCAATTTCTCACACGACAACGCTATGGCACCTCTGTTTATGCCATACGACATTATGAGCGAGATCATTGACGACGTAAGGGACAAGACACTGAAATATAAAAACAAGAACCTCAACAACTTCTTTGGACAACTGGACGAGATGCAAAGACAGAAACGCAACAACGAATTAGTCTATGAAACGGAGAAACATAAACAAGGACAAAAGGACGGTAAAGCAGAAATTGAAAGGCTAGATAGAATACGTGGCACTGACATAACAAAGATACTGTCCAAAAACAAGAAAGCATTGGAATGGTGGAAAAGTATTTAAAATCTAATATGTGTATGATACCATGGACCAGTCTAGAGACAAGACCGGGTGGCGAATACAAGCCTTGCTGTATGTACAGGGAGGACTTGAAGGACAGTGCTGGTGTGCCTTTCAACACGAGAAAACATTCCATCACAGAAGTGATGCAGTCAAAGGCAATGGAGGACCTCAGAGAGTCTTTCAAGCGAGGAGAAAGACCCGCTGGCTGTGAAAGTTGTTGGAAAGAGGAGGACGGTGGGAAGACGTCTAAGAGGCAACATATGTGGTACAAGGCTCCACACCTTGGACAGATGCACATAGCACAAGACACCGTCGAGCCGAGATTCGTTGACCTTAAACTAGGAAACATATGCAATCTGAAATGTAGGATCTGTTCGCCTCATTCCAGTTCGCAGTGGGTCAATGACATGATCAAGATAGATCCAACGGGCAAGGACAAATGGAAGGAGTACAACACAAAGGGACTATGGCCACGTGAGGAGAACGTGTTCATGAAGGATTTGGAGAACCACATAGAACAGATACGTTTTTTTGAGATAACTGGTGGTGAACCCCTAATGATTCAACAGCAATTTGATGTCCTTCAAAAATGCGTTGACAAGGGAGTGGCTAAAAACATAGAGATACACTACAACACCAACGGAACACAGTTTCCAGAACAAGCAATAAGAGATATCTGGCCACACTTCAAAAGGCTAGAGATAGCATTTAGCATAGACGATACGGAATCTCGATTTGAGTACCAGAGGCATCCTGCCAAATGGCATGAAGTGAATGATAACATCAACAAGTTCAAACAGGCGGGACTATCAAACTTTTCAATGCAGATCTGTACCACTATCAATTTTTTCAATGTTGCTCATGTTGACGAACTTGCTCACCAAGTGAAAGAATGGAATCCAGATTTTTGGTACATCAATATACTGCATCATCCAGTTGAGTTTGACAGCCAACAGATACCTATCGCGATAAAGCAACAAATAGCCAACAAATTATCAAAATCCAAGATATACAAGAAGGAGATACAGACTGCTATAGATTACATGATGCAAGAACCTGCATACAAGATAAATGATTGGCATTCAAAAGTCCAGGAAAAAATTATGCAGATAGATTCTGTCAGGAAAGAAAATTTCAAACAAACATTTCCATTTTTAAATAGTATGGTTGGAGTATATGACTAAGAAATTTATAGCAGGTGGGTGCAGTTTCACCTTTGGACACGAACTCAGTGACGACGACAAGGGCAAAACGCCAAGCAAGAAGTCATGGGCTCATCTCCTTAGGGAGCATACTACATGGGAGTACGTTTGTGCCGCCAGGGCAGGATCAGGCAACAGCGGTATTGCTCGTAGGGTATTCAATGCTGTGTCATCTTTTGAGACGGACCAGATCGGCGGAGTGGTGGTCATGTGGAGTTTCTTGTCTCGCTATGACTGGGCTATGCCAAGGCACAGGGAACTGGAGGGCACCAGGTGGGCCAGCATATCACCTTGGGACACAGAGACCGGTAACGAGGAGGCATTCAGGCACCTGGCCGGTTCAGAGGGACAACAGGAACAATGGAAGGCACGCAGGGAGACATTCAAAGAGACCGGGGTCAAAGATTTTGCCGAGGCCATATACCGATACGGCGCAAACCAGTACCACGAGACATACCTCAGTTGGAAGAGCATCATCTGGTTGCAGAACATTTTGGAAAAGAAAAACATTCCTTATATGTTCACACTTGCAGACAACACCTTGTTTTACCAAGAGTTCACCCATCACAAGGACCAGGATGCTTTCATGCAGGCACTGTATTCAGAGATTGATTTTACCAAGTGGTACAGTTTTGGTGAGAGAGATATGGGGTTCAACCAATGGGCAATTATGAATGACTATGAACGTGGCACTACACATCCACTAGACAAAGCACACAAAGATGCTACAATGTTAATGTTACCAACTTTTAGAAAACTTATAGGAGACAAGAAATGATCAAATGGTTTAAAAGCATATGGAACAAGATCAAGGAAGAGATCAAGTACAGGAAGAGACTTAAAGAATTAAAGAAGAAAGACCCGTTTATCTACAAGTAAAATGGAAATACTTAACAAAGACAAACTTGTACAGAAACTAGAAGAATGGAAAGGACATCCTTCTATACAGAATCTGATGGATAAATTCAGCAAGTTGCAGTCATACACCAAACAACAGATCAAGGAATCCAAATACGAACTTGTGGAGATGCCATACATAGACTGCTCAGAAGATCCAGTCAGGCCAGAACTGGACCTTGCATTCAGGCAGACATACGGAAGGAAAGTATACGGACTCAAGGACGACGTCGGAGATATAGCGGCAATAATCTGTTTCGCTTTCACAGACGAAGTGCCAAAGACAATAGAGGAAATGGATCAGATGAGTTATGACGCGGCACTCAAAGCGGTGCACAGGGCAGGAGTACAAGGTTCCATAGCGATAGCGTACACAGTATGGGCAAAGAAGAAAGGCGGTGGACGAGCCATAGTGAACGAGGTTTACAAGATGGTCAAGAATTCAAATCATCTTAACAGGTTGGTTACACTTTCTCCACTCACAGACATGGCTAGGAATTTCCACACAAAGAACGGTGCAAAGGAACTGCAAGTGAACGAGACCACACAAAATTTTGAATACGACATCACGTTGGAGGAATGGGAAACTGCCTTAGAAAAAGCAAAAGGTTTCTTTAGAATAAAATGACCTGGTGGAACTGGTACTGTTATAGGTGCAAGTGGAAGGGTGTGGCCAATGAACTCGACAAAGACGATTCGGCAAATGAATGGTACGTCTGTCCAACGTGTAGCAGTGACGACATAGAAGACATGGGTTGGCACGAGGAGCAAGATGAGAATACTGGGAATTAATTGTATGAACCACGATGCCGCAATGGCAGTGGTTGAATACAAGGAGGATAAAGGCAAAATACTCTGGGCCGCACACTCGGAGAGATATTCCAAAGTCAAAAACGATCACTATTTGAATTGGGCGATTGTCAACGAGGCCAACACTTATGGTCCTTTCGACAAAGTGGTATATTACGAGAAGCCTTGGCTCAAGAAAACCAGGCAGTTATACGCAGGGCAGTACAGCGATGCCTTGAGTTACACGGAACTGCCTCAGTGGCACCTGGATCACTTCAACATTAAGATAGACGAGTATGTAAGACACCATGACTCACACGCGGCCGCGGGATACTTCACATCACCTTTCAGTGAAGCAACAATCCTCACAGTGGATGCCATAGGAGAATGGGATACGGTGTCAATATCAACCGCATTGAACAGGACGATCACAAGGCGTGAAACTATAAAGTATCCACACAGCCTGGGAATACTATATTCTGCATTCACACACAGGTGTGGTCTCAAACCCGCCGAAGAGGAATACATCCTAATGGGCATGGCCGCATACGGCACTCCAAAATACAAGGATGACATCTACAACGACTTTGTTGAACAATCACCTTTTAGACTCAAACAAAATTTGCACAGAGGACTGGGAGATTGGCATCCAGAGGCGGACGTGATGGACATTGCCGCCAGCATACAGGCAGTGACTGAAGAGTGTCTTGCCAATCTGTGGCATAGGGCCAGCAAGTACGCATCAAGAAATCTTGTCTATGCGGGAGGAGTTGCGTTAAACTGTGCCGCCAATAGGGTGTTGGCCAATTTGGGATTGTTTGATAACGTATGGATCATACCTAACCCCGGTGATGCTGGATCAAGTGTGGGTTGCATTGCCGCACACGAAAAGAAATTTATAGAATGGGAGAATCCATTCCTTGGACACAACATAGATGGTGAGTATCCTGTGGACAGTTTGATAAAGGAATTGAAGGAGAACAAGATGGTTGGCGTGGCAAGTGGACGGGCAGAGTTTGGTCCTAGGGCACTTGGTAATAGATCACTACTGGCAGACCCGAGGGGTGAGGACATCAAGGATCTGGTAAACTCAATCAAGAAAAGGCAGAAGTTTAGACCATTCGCTCCTGCCATATTAGAAGAGGATGTAAACGACTATTTTGAACTGCCTAAAGGCGTCAAAAACACCCCTTATATGCAATATACAGCGGCGTGTACTGCTGGTAAAGACTTTCCTGCCATAGTACACTACGATAACACTTCTAGGGTTCAAACCGTGCGAAAAACGGACAATCCAGGGTTCCACGCACTGCTCACGGAATGGAAGAAACAGACCGGTTGCCCAATACTACTAAACACCAGTCTCAACATAAAGGGACAGCCAATAGTCAACGACAGGGCGGATGGTAAAGCATTCACAAACAAATACGGAGTAAAGGTACTAGGATGAGATACGTATTAATTTTTTTGTTCTTGGTGGGTTGTGGATTTAAGCCACACTATAATTGCATTCCTTCATCTGAAAAGATAGACGGGATAGAACAAAAAAAGACAGCAAGGCAAGAAGTATTAGACAAAGTAAAAAATTGCATCGAGCAACCTATAATGGGTGTCTCCAAGGAGTTCTAATGATCAAGTTTAGTGGAGTAGACAGGATATACGATTCATACAGTTGGAGGATAACTCGCAGGGCCAAAGAAGTTTGGCGTTCAGGAAACGTGATAAGCAGTAGGCACGTAGAGGGTTCGTTCCTTGACAAGTTTGAGACAGCAGTGGCAAAGTTTGCCAAGAGAAAATACGGCGTGGCAGTAGGCAGTGGTACAGATGCTTTGTACTTTGCCTTGAAGGCAAAAGGCATAGGACCAGAGAGCACTGTGTTGTGTCCTGCCATAAGTTATCTGGCCACAGCAGAAGCAATCAAACGTACCGGGGCAACAGTGCATTTCGTTGACGTGGACAATAAAGGACTAATATCAAAGTTGCCAGACTTTGGATTGCCCGATGCTGTGGTGTACGTTAACCTTTTTGGCAACCTGGCAGATTATGCCACGCTCAAGGAGTATTGTGTCAAAAGGAGAATACCCCTGATAGAGGACGCCGCACAGAGTTTTGGAAGTTACTACAATAATGTGCCAAGTGGAAAACTCGGTGACATAAGCACACTCAGTTTTGCACCAAGCAAACCACTTCCATGTTTTGGAAACGGAGGTATGGTGCTGACCGACAGTGAAGATGAAGCCAACACTATCAGAGGTATGAGATATCATTCGGTAGGTACAGCAAAATTAGATTACGGATACAATTCCTGTCTCAGCAATGATCATGCAAATGTTTTAAATTTTCTTTTGTCAAAATACAACAGTCTTCTGGGCAAGACAAAGAAAGTTAGATACTGGTACGAAACCAAGTTATTAGACCTAGGTATAAGTTCAATACAGACTAGAACTGGAACTGTTTCAAACAACCACAAGTTAGTTGTAAAGGTACAGGACAGAGACGGATTAAGGAAATTTTTAGAGACCAAAGGTGTACAGACTCAGGTACATTACCTACAGCCTATGTCTAAAATGAAGATGTTCGACACAGGACAAGAAATGCCAAATGCTGAGAAATTCTGTATGGATGTGTTATCCCTACCAATTCATCCCTTCTTGAAAAAAGCCGAAGTGCTTTATGTTTGTAGATGCATTGGAGAATACTATGGCATTTGATTGCTTCATAATAGATTTTAAAAATTCAGAGAGTAAAATAAACATAGACAAACTTTCTGGTGTTTTCCCACACGCAAGAGTTATACCATTCGTTGGAAGTTACTTGCAAATTGTGAGATCTGTCTTGAAGGAGTCACGCACACAACACACATGGATGTTGAGTTCAAAAATAGATTACAGTAATTTTGATTTTGATTATATCCCAGAACAGCACCAGGCCTCACAACTGCACGTGTGGAACATCCAAGGGCAAAAAGAGGGAGACACTTTCCTTTTCCCACAAAATTTCTTGGACCAGGATGTAAAGTACCTGCGGGACTACAAGGATGTGAACTATCATTCATATGATGTTGAGTACGATTTTGATTTTTTAGATATACAATACAATCTGCGTGATGTGATAGACAGCCTACCGAAACACAGTGTTCCTAACTGTGCCTACATAAAATATTTAGAATACCCTGATGCAAAAACTATCTATCCTTCTTACTGGGATGATCTCAAGGTGTACATAGATGATACCACTTTTTACATACCCGGCAAGGCACTGGACAGCATCAAGACGCAGGTTTATGACTATCCTCTGCTTTACACTTTGTCTGATAAAAAACAAAAGGATTGCTTTGACATCGCTTTCATTTCAAACGGAGAACCTTTTGAACAGCATAATTTTGATAGGTTGCAGAAGCACATCAAAGAAAAGAATCTAAAAAATCAACTGCATTGGATACGTAATGTTGACGGCAGGACCAAGGCATACAAGAAAGCGGCTGAAACAGTGTCCACTGAATATTTCTATGCCGTGTTCGCAAAGAGCATGGTACGTGAAGATTTCTTGTTTGACTACACTGTTGACAGAGGACTGTCCAGGAGGCACAGGATATTCCACGCAAGATTGAATGAACTAGATCTTGAGTACGGAACTTTCAACATCAATCTTTACAGTAGGTCACTTTGCCTCGAGACACCAGATGACAACATATTGGATTTCACTCTTTCTCAGCCTCACCAGGTGGTAGGAATTGTTGCAAGTGAATCTTTGTTGGCTCCTGATCCCTACACAGCGTGGAAGAATGCGTTCAGAGAAGTGTCCAAACTAGTGTTGTGGCAGAGCAAACGACCAACTGTTGAGACACGTCATAGGCTGAATAGATGGCTTGCCACAGAGAACGAATGGTTGGCCAAGGGTGCCCACGATGGCAAAAGTTTTACAGAAGAATGTGAGTTCGATGAAGAAAAAATTCTAAGGACTTATCTTTGGGATTTCTGTAGAGAAAGGTTTAAATCGTTGTACCCAACGGAAACTTTTTATTAATATCTAGATTATCAAAGTAGAATTGTTGTTTTAGGAACCAATTGATGTAATTGGGTATTCCTTCCTCGATATCTATAGTTGGGTTGAAGTTCAGCATTGTTTTTGCCTTGTCGCTGTTTAGAGTATCTCTGTTTGGATAGAAGTCATCGTGAGGTTTAGTTATTATGTTTCCAGTTCCTAACTTGGACTTTATTATCTCGGCCGCCTCTAATATTTTCCTACCATTACCCCTTGTGCAGTTGAAAGTTTCGTTTATCACTTCATTAGTTGCCGCCAACGAAAAATACTTTGCAACATCTAAAACATTGGAAAAATCCAACTTGTTGTCTGGTCCTTGCACGGTCATGTCACCGGTTGTCAAAGCACCTTTAAGCAGTTGACTTATCACACGAGTGATAGTATCCTTCTCTCCGTACAATGCGGATGGCCTCATTATAACATAATTTAGATCTTTTTCCCTGTGCCATATCTTGCACATTATTTCTCCCTGTCTCTTGTAAGATCCATAGAGTGTGTTGGGTTTTGGTACAACATTCTCGTCTGGTATCTGATTATTGAATTCGCCATAAACCATACTGCTTGATGCGTACACTATCTTTTCTACCTTGTGTTTCACACACAGGTCAAGCACGTAGGCTGTTGCAGTTACCATGTTATTTGTTGCGTCTAACACGTTCCTTTTGACCATTCTTGCGTTAGGATATGTGGCCACGTGTATCACTCTGTCTGGTTTGAAGTCTTCGAATGTTTGTTCCATGAACTGTAAATTTTCTATCTGCCCGATATACTCTTTGTCGGTCTGTGTGATTGCTTTACGTTGGACAAGCACAGGGTAGTATTCCCAATCAGGAAAGGTGTAGTATTGATGGAAACAGTCAACTATGCCAACTGTATGTCCTTCTGATTTCAGTTGTTGGCAGATGTGACTGCCTATAAATCCATATCCGCCTAATACTAAAATTCTCATAATGTTTTATTGTATACTAGATGAAAAGTTTCTGCAACCATATCTGGACCAATGAAACTACCCCTATATTTGTTGTAGTCGATGATTGTGTTTATTTGTGCGTCTGAGAAATAGGAATCATAGCATCGCAGTGCTTGTATTTTTTTATCTACATACTTTGTGATGTCCACATAGAGATTTGCCTGAAAGTTATTGTAGTGCAGATTGTATGGTGGTTCATCCATACACCAGAACTGCTTGAAGTTTTTCCTTGCTATGCTTCTCGCCACATCATAACAGACACGGTGATCTTGATGGTGGTCCTCACGCCAGTGCGAGATCAAGATATCGTGATCTTTTGCAATTTCTTCAGCATACGATATGAGATTGTTGTTCAGCACCAAGTTGGGCCTGCCGTTATTGTGTAAAGGTGTGTCATAGATCTGCACGTCCATTTCTAATAGTGAAGCACTTGCATCTAGTTCTCTTTCAACTATGTGCTTTGACCTTTTGATGTTATTTTCAGCGGACGGTTTAACCAATATCAGGTTAGTGACCATTCCCCCATGTGCTTTGATTTTGGACACTAGTCCTGCGCACCCCATCTCTAAATCATCAGGATGTGCTGTGATAATTAGGAACTTCTTATCGTAAATCATCTCTTAAATGTCTTTGCCATGAGCAGTGAAGTCTTTGATTCCATGTCTTTTTTCAATCTAGGAACGTCAAACTTCAACTCCACTGAGCTTATCTTGATATAATTGGTCTGTATGGTCTTCTTTAGAAATCGTGCTATTTGATCTTGCTTTTTTGTTTTTAATTCTTTTTGTATGTCGTAGTGTATAGTGACGTTATTTTTGAGGATGAGATTTATATACATCAGGTACTTGACCGGCATGTTCTGGAAGTGTAAACCATCCAGTACCTCCGGCCATTCCTTGACGAAGTCCTTCGTCAACTGTACCCAACTGCTATTCTTTGGCGGTTGTTTCTTTGGCATCTGCCTTCTTAGGTGTTGCCTTCTTCTTGGCCGCTTTAGGTTCCGTTGCTGGTGCGTCTGGGTCCTTCTGTGCCAGGTCATCCACCTTCACACCACGCTCCTTGGCTATCATCTCGTTCAACTTGTTCAACAGGATCTTTCCATCCTCTTTTGCACCATAAGTGACCATTATATCCTTGGTCTTGAACTTCTTGATGTAGTTGTCGTTGTGAAGCATCGCTAACATATTCGTCCCGTCTGGGAATGTCTGTCTGCTGGCGAAATCCGCGAACTCGTCCGCTTCCTGTCCGCCATCTGACTCGACAGCCTTCATTAAAGAATTGTGGTATAAGTCTGGTAGGAACTTTGTACCAACTACTAGGCAGTTGTCCGCCTCACCTGGTACCGTCCTATACATTATAACAACCTTTGCCTTGGACTCGTCCGCTAACTCTCCAATGTGTTTGAAGTGTCTCTTTGGACCTGTCTGTGCGTCACCAGTCTGTCCTGTATTGTCACCCATCGGCATAGCCTGGTTGTTTACATTCATTAGTGTTGCCATTTTATTTTCCTTCCGCAGTCGCTGGTGCTTCCGCTTTCTTGTCTCCGGCCTGTTCTTCCTGTGGTGCCACCTTGGCCAGGAAGGCCTGTAGTTTGTTGTATAAGAATCCTACACCTGCCATCTCGTTGGCCTTGAACGCACCCCTAGTGGATGCCACGTCAAGGATGGTAGAAAGATTCTTCAAGTCGCCTATCGACAATGCAGTAGGATCCGGTTGTGGAGCCTGTTGCCCTGCTGGTGCCTGTTGCGGTTGCGCCGCCGCGGTAGGTTTGGCAGTTGTCTTGGCAGTCTTCTTCAAGTTCTTTTTCTTGGTTGCCATTTGTTATTTTCTCCTATTAATCGATTAATATAATATACGTATATTATACTATAAATTAATTATGGTGTGCAACGGTTATTTTTGATAGTTCTGAGCAACACCACTAAGAGCAAAAAGTGTAAGGTCACCGGGTTGTTCGAAACCTAGTACAGTGACTGATCTTGATGTGTCATTTTGGAAAATTACATCTTTGGTTATAGAAAACCTGCCATGGCAGTTTTCATAAATCCATTTACGCATTTTTTCCACATCAGCCTCGTGTGCCTTTACCACAGTGTTCACAAAGTGTGGTGGTAATATATCAAGTTCTCTTTTGAAGAAATTATTTGGATTTATCTTCATCAAGCACCCCAAACATCGTCATACATTGGTGGTTCTTGTTTGTCTGGTTTCATTGTGTGTCTTTTGCCATGAAACTGTTTAAATGTATAATATGATGCAAATATGATCGCCACGTGACCTGTAAACAAACCTAACCATATTCCAGTTTGCATTGTTCCCCATATGTAAATGGTAAAAGCGGTAGACCAAACGAAACTCAAAGTCAATAGTATTTGTAGTCGTACAGTTTTTGGCAACGCACGGAAATCATTTTTACTATCGTCAAACAGAATCGTTGCGGTATCGATTATCCAGTTTCTTAGGCATTTGACTTTTTCAAGTTTACCCGAGTATGGGTTCGTGTTTGGAAAGAGCATCATGTCAGATAACTCCATAGTGCTATGATCAATAAGCCAAAACTTAATATAGATATGGAAACTTCATTCAAGAACCAGTCCTTAAATGTTTCCCATAATAAAGATATTAATTGTCTGTTAATCATTGTATTGCACTGTCATTCCGAAAGGAGCCTCTATGTCTCTTTCGTATGGATTGTTGATTAAGAATATAGTGTCGCAATAGTCCTCGTCACCCCAACTGTCAAATGGCCAACCATCTGTGAACATCACGAACTTCTTGGGCTCTATGCCGTTGTCTTTCATATATTTCCAGTTGCATTCGAACTCTGTACCACCACCTGAACCAAGTTTGTAGTCTAACAACTCATCTGCGTTGTCGGGTGTAAACACCACCGGGTTGAATACTTCCGTGTCAAAACTCCAAAGATGTATCCTGAAATCCTTGTATTGGTCCATAATGTTTTTGACTTCTGTCAGGAACTCCTTACACTGTTCGTTGCTGATTGAACCACTGGCATCAAGTGCCAAGCATATGTCGATCATCTCGTCGTTGTTCTGCCCCGGCAGTATGGCAGAAGTGTGCCAACTCTTCCTGCTGGGTCTCATCCAAGTGTAGTCACTTTTAATAGTGCTCATTATCTGTTGTTGCAAGATCTCTCTCCAGTCCATCTTGGGCTCTGTAAGGTCCTTGACCAGTCTCTGTAAGGCACCTGGTAGGTTACTGGCACCTGTTGATTGTGCGGCACTCACCATTGCTTCTTTTACTTCATCTCTAATCTTCTTAAGTTCTTCTTTGGTGTACACAGGCTTGCCACTCTTGCCACCTTTTTTATCATCTCCTTTGCCATCACCTGCGCCTTCGTCCTTGCCCCACTCCTGGTGGTCGTCCATCAGTTCACCAAGTTTCTCTAAAAACTTCTTGCCATTCTTCTTGGCCTGTTTGAACAAGTCATCGTAAATTCTCTCTGACGCCCAGTCCTTGTACTTGTCATCCTGGAAGCCTTTGTTCTCACCTTTTGCGCCTTTGGGCATCTCACCGATATTTGAATCTTTCAATATCTGGTTCACGGCATAGTCCGCCGCTATGTTCCAAAGTTGTGGATCCCTGTCACCAATTCTTACAAGCATATGTTCGAACACGTTGTGAAGTACCTCGTGTCCAAACAAGAACTCTGCTTCTCTAGGGTTTAGGCTGTCTATGAATTTGGTGTTGTAGAAGAAGTGTCTACCATCTGTGCCCGCA